CGTTACCTGTCGTAACATTAACACCAACATCCGCTCCCACAAAAGTATTATCTCCACCTGTTGTAATACCTGTTCCTGTGTTGTACCCAAACATTGTATTTTTACTAGCAGTTGTAACAGCATCACCGGCCGCAAACCCCATAAGTGTATTTTTTGCACCAGTTGTAATTGCTCCACCTGCGGATTGTCCTATGCCAACATTATAAGATGCTGTCGTAACAGACCCTAAAGCATTAAGACCCATAGCTATATTAGATGAACCAGTTGTTATAGCGTCACCAGCTAGACCTCCGATGAGGACGTTTTCAATGCCTGTGGTTATTGCTCCACCTGCGGTATAACCAACTGCTGTGTTATACATATCAGTATTACTGTCAGGATTCATAGCTCCTAAAGCATCTGCACCTACAGCAACATTTCTGTCTCCAGTAACATTAGCATCCATTGCTTTTACACCAATGGCTGTGTTACCATCTCCTGCTGCATTTAATTTTAATGCTTGATAACCAAAAGCCGTGTTTTCAGAAGAGGTTGATACTGTTTTTCCTGCTTCAAAACCAACAAAAGTATTTGCATCACCAGTAGTAATCGCAGTACCTGCTTCGTCACCCACAGCCACGTTGTAGTTACCGCCAGATGTTATTGAGTTACCTGCGTTGACACCTGCTCTGAAGTTAGATGTACCTAATGTACTACTAGATATGTCTGCACCAAAACTTACGTTACTTACAAATGCACCACCGTCTACTGCTGACACAGTATCAGCTACACTAAATGCATCATAGACTACTACCTCAAGTATATCATCTACTGCAGCACCAGATACCAATACAATAGATGTACCTGTAGTTGATGCGTAGTCAGTGACAGCCTTAAGCATTACACCATTTAGATATACGTCAGTGTAGTTCGTATCTGTATATGTTAGCGTTACGTTACTATTGTCTGCACCACTAAAGCTAGTCTGACCTGCAGTAGCTGTGTAGTTGTACCGTGTACGTAGTCCAACACTAGGTGATTTTCCTATGTATGGCATTTAGTTATTCTCCTATTCTAACGCTGTTATTCTAGCTTCTAATTCTTGTATCGTTTTTACGAGCAATGGTACGAGTTTACTATAATCCAGACCTTGTGGATCTATCTCACCAGCTTCGTGATGTCCGTCAGGATGTACTGCGTCTTTCTCACCAGCAACCGCTTCAGGTACTATACTTGATACTTCGTGAGCTAAAAATCCATCAATCAGCGTATTAGTGTCGTCAGCTATCCAGTTAAATCGTTTTGGTTTTAGTTGTTTTAACCTTGTAGTAGCACCTGTCATATCTACTACGTTTTCTTTAAGACGGTAATCCGAAGATGTATGATAAGCTGTAGAAGATGCACTTGTAGTAATACGACCAACAAGTGAGCCAGTAGCGTTATCAAACTCTATAGCATTGAATCCGTTTGTACCTATTTTAATACCCATTGCTGTAGAATCAGCTTGACCTGTAATGTAAAATAAATCTGTTGGATCGCAATTTATACCAACCTTGCCAGAACCAGCACCAGCATCAACCTTAAATAAATTTACAAGACCTGAACCTTCAACTCTAAAGTTTATATCGTGACCATCTTGATTAAACACTGTTTCAGTGGGAAGTATATCTAAACGGTTTCTATATGTTGCATTAGTTACAGTACCAAATCTTAAAATACCATCTTCTGAGCCAGAAGTTACATCATCAATAAAGCATTGTATGCCAGCATATAGCTCAGCGTTACCAGCACTATCCCTACCCATAAAATCTAGTTGTACTATTTCGTCATTATTTGCTGGACTAGCACTAGCTTTTTCAAATGTTATTCTCATACCATTTGCATCAGCGTTAGAATTCCTAAATCTTGAGTTTACAACATTTGCTCCAGATCCTAAGACTTCAAAAGTATCAGCAGCTTCTGCAGTTGTACCACCTATACTTACTACGTCATTCCCACCATCCACAAACAACATATTAGCATTACCGTTAGACTCAATACGGAAGTCTACATCAGTTGAGCCTTCATTTATTACGACACCTTGTTCTTGTCTAATTGTAGTTAATGCCATTGTGCGTTTCCTTTATTATGCATCATCTCGCTGTTTACGAGTTTTATAGTCTGACCTAGCTGTTACAAGTGCTACAAAGTCTGCTTGGTTACTAGGTATGCTATCCGTAAAGCTCTCATCATTCATGAGCTTAGTAGTCCACTCAGACTGCATACGTTTCCAGCAGTTGTTAAGTTTGCCAGTAACTGCACCGTCAATCCAAGCATCTAAGCCTGAGTTATCTGCTGCTGTGTATAGATCATTAGCGAGTATCTTTTGCTGTAAATCTGTAAGTGTTATTGTTTTAGTGTGGTTTGCCATTGTTATGTCTCCTTTATGACAGGGTTATTTCACCCGATGGTTAGCAAGCTAAATAGCCTGAGAAAAAAGTAGCTGTCTGAATATCTGTTTGTGCAGTACCTGAATGGTGTACTACATTTAAAATAACAGTATCGTTAGCATCCATATCAGCAAGCATAGCCCCAGAAATAGACCAATAACCTGCATCTTGCCCAAAGTCTGGGTCTATAATAAAATTATACGTTCTGTTACTAGTTACTAATTTTGCTTCATAATACAAAGAAGCAGAGTCTACATTTAGTAAGGTTAATTGAAAGTTTAGTTGATACTTACCTGTAACTGGGGCAGTAAATGTGTTAGACGCAAAGTTAGAACCTACATCATATACTTCTGTACCAAAAACAACTGTAACTTGAGTACCAGTAGCAATATTATTTTGATTGCTTGCAGGATTTACAAGAAACGCTGGTTGTTTAGGCATAGTAACATGACCATTACCATCAATAAGCATTGCATCACTAGCATTAGTCCTAAAGCTCATAGAATTAGTGCTATGAAAATATTCAATCCTACCTACATCTGGGTCTTCGTTATCACCAAACATAATAGATGTTTCATTTTCACCAAGTATCGTGATGCCTGAATAGTCTGAATTTTCTACAACTAATTCATTAGCATTACCATTTACAGATGAAGCTGCACTATCCCCAGACTTAACGTGCAATTTTCCTAATGGAGAAGTTTCTCCAATACCTACAGCATCACTAAAAGTACCTGTAGTAGCAGCAAGTGCTGAACTAGCTGGGTGTACAACTGAGCCTATGGTTACACCTAAATAGTTAACGAAGATGTTTGCTGTACCTGTAGAGGGTGCTGCACTAAATGTAAGTGTAGTACCATTAGATACTGCGTAAGCTGCAGTGTCTTGGATAACGCCATCTACAGATACCAATAAGTCTTGGTCTGTGCCTACTGGTCTACTTAATGTAAAGGCAGTTGTACTACCATCGCCATTAAACTGTTGTACAGTAGGTATGCTAGTAAATCTATCTGCTGGTGCGTTACCAATGTATGCCATTAGGTGATCTCCATTATACTCAATGTTCCGCTTAGTTTGTCTGCTACAGAACAATCAATCGTAATTTGATCTGTAGTTTCTAGTACCACTTTGTTACCAGACATAAGCTCTAATGCACTACTAGCAGGTATAGGTGCATCTTGAACTATAATGCTTGTACCGTTAGCGGTGTTATTAGTTACTGCTCTGTTTGCTGTATCACTTACTAGTCTAACTGTAGCTGTAACTTGAGATGTGTGTATATTAGATAATATCAACCCCAAAACAACTGTAGTTGTACCAGAAGCAGCAGTGTACATTACATACGGTGTACCTGCACTCGCAGGTTCTGCTGCAAAGTTTACAACCTTAAACGTGTTTGCCATGATTTAGTTCCTTTCTTATCCTAGTGCAATGGCTAGGGCTGTTGCATCATCTGCTGCCGAAGTAGTGGTGGCTATGGTTCCAGCTACACTAGGCAAGGTTAATGTTATATCAGCCGTTGATGCTGGACCGATTAATGTTACTTTATTTGTTCCGTTATCTGAGTCCTCAAAGAACTCTACAAAACCTGCTGATGTAGCTCCATTCTTAAGTGACATACCTGCATTAAATATATCTTTAGCTGTTGATGTTGATATACCTACCTGGGCAGTAGTTCCACTTATTTCTACGTTACCATTGATATCTATTAATGTAGAGTTAAGCTCAATCTCATCGTCTGCATTAATGTCTAAATCACCGTCAGCAGGTGAACCAATGTTAATGGCACTGTCACGAAACTGAACCACCATAGCTGCATTAAGAAGTATACCTGTATCTGCAACGTGTGTCAACGTTACATCTTTATCTGCACCGAACCCTAATACTGCAGCATCGCTGTCTAATGTTAAATCATCACCTACAAGAAGATCACCGTCTATATCTACGTCACTAGAGAAGTCACCTGTAGCTGCGTCTAGTTCACCAGTAACAGTAAAGTTACGTAAACCTGTGTAGTCTTTGTTAGCGTCTAATACAACTGCCTTAGATGCAATCGCTGTACCTATTGCAGTACTACCTAAGTCTAGTGCGTTGATCTCACCTACAACTACAGTAGCTCCATCTAGTATGTTTAACTCTTCTGGTGTAGAGCTAACTTGAGTATTACTTGCTGCAGCTAGAACGGGTAGTGTACCTGATTGGTTAGGTAAGTTAATTGTTCTGTCTGCTGTAGGATCTACAACTGTAAGTGTAGTTTCGTGGTCATCTGCAGTAGCACCTTCAAACACTACAGCGTTAGCTGCTTCCATAGTAACTGTGTCAACTTGTGTAGTTGTACCTGTTACAGTTAAGTCACCCGATATAGTTACATTGTCTGTAAATACTACATCGTCTGTTCCTGTAGGAACTCGCATAACAATAGTATCAGCATCGTTTTTAATTGTTACATCATTTGTTGAACCTTGACCTGTAAGGATAAGACCTTCAACAGATGTGTAACCTATAGCTGCGTTATCTCCTGCTGCTGTGTCACCTGCTGGCTCTACTGTACCTGAAGTAGTAATGTTACCTGCTGCAACTACTGTACCTGATACATCTAAGTTACCATTTAGATCTACTGTAGTAGCAGCTAATTGTATCTCTGTATCAGCAACAATGTCTAGTTGACCATCTGTGCTAGAGTTTAAGTATAGCCCTGTATCACGGAACTGTATCTTATTGTCTGTAGCTATAGTTGTAGCAGCAGCTATGTTAACCGCACCATCAATATCAACTATGTCTAAGTTAGCTGTACCGTCTATATCTATATCACCAGATATATCTAGTGCTGTACCTATCAGTGTCTGTGTCAGTGTTACCTGACCATTAGAAGCAATAGTTATAGCGTCTACATCTGATGCAGATCCTATAGTCTTACCGTCACCTATGATTATGTCATCAGCAAATGTAGCAATACCAGTTACACCTAATGTGCCACTAACATCCATTGTACCGTTAACGTCAATAGCTGTAGCGTTAAGCTCAATCTCATCTGTTGCGTTAATGTCTAAGACTGTAGCACTAGGAGCGTTAATAAACTGTGACGCATCGTTAAACTGCAGTGCCATTGTGCTGTTAAGTAACAAGCCTGTGTCAGCTACGTGTGTCAGTGTGACATCTGTATCAGCACCAAAACCTAGTACTGCAGCATCAGATAAAAGTGTAAGATCATCACCTACTGTAGCATCAGCAGACATAGTAACATTACCACTAACACTAGCAGTACCGTTTATGTCTATTGTAGTAGCTGTAAGGTCTATCTCATCTGTAGCACCTAGCGATAATACAGTAGCACTTGAGCCATGTATAAACTGTGATGCATCATTAAATTCTATTTTTCTAGTGCTGTTTACTCTTACACCTGTGTCTGGAATATGTGTAAGTGATACGTCTTGGTCAGCACCTAAGTAGATAACTCCTGAGTCACCTAAGTAAAGATCACCGAACTCTAAGCTAGATGTACCTAGTGTAGCACCGTCAGCTACTGTAGGAACAAACGCTGTACTTGCTGATATAGTAGTACCAACTATTGTACTAGAGCCAGTTATAGCTCCAGTTACACCTAGTGTACCAGCTACAGTAGCATTAACGTCAACGTCAAGTGTATCAATGTGAGCTGTGCCATCTATAAAAATGTCACGCCATTCTTGACTGGAGCTACCTAAATCATACGTATTGTCATCGTCAGGTATAATGTGTGAGTCTACATCTGCACCAAACACAACATTGTCTGACGCACTGTCGCCTAACGTAAGTGTGCCACCATTAAATGTGGTAGTACCTGTAACTGTCGCATTACCTGCTACTGTTAAGTTACCACCTACTGCTAGGTTGCCAGATATATCAGCAGCACCATTCATGTCTATAGTAGTAGCTGCTATCTGTATTTCTGTGTCAGCTACAAGATCTAGCTGCCCATCTGCTGAAGAGTTAATGTATATTGCTGTATCACGAAACTGTAGTTTTTCTGTAGAAGCTACGAGTATGTCATCAGAGAACTCAAAGTAGTCTTCGTCTTCCATCCACGACATTACACCGTCATTAGATTCACCGTCATACGTTACTACAATGTTTTGTCCTGATGTTCCATCACCTATAGTAATAGTTGTACCTAATAACTTAGTTATAGGACCGCCTTCTGCGGTTGTACCATCGTGTGTGTGTCCTGAGCTTGCAGCAAAAGCAGCTAGTAGCTGGTCAAACTCGTTATTAGTGTGGTCTGCGGTAATCGTATCTCCGTCAGTGTAAGACGATTGCCTTGTGTAAGTAGCACCCATTTATCTTCTTGCTCCTGTTTGATACTCTAATTGAAATCCTTTAAGTGAATAAGGGGCTGTATTACCGCCATCATTAACACGTAAAGCTACAGCAAACCCTGAACCCTCAACGGATTGCCTAACTAGAGGTTGTGATACACCACCGTAAGTAGGTGCGCCATAAGATGAAGTTCCGTATATAGCAACAACATCAGTCGAATCTAAAGGATATGCTGCAGGTCTAGCTGACTCTGGGTCTTCGTAGTCATATCTTATAAAGAGATCAGCATCTATTGCTGCTTCGGGTTTATAGTTAACAATAACTCGTTGCATATGTTTTCTAATACCTGGATCTTGAAACGTTAAGTCTGGACTACGATACTTACCAAATATAGTAGTACCGTCAAAGTCATTCCCTAGTTCTTGTCTGTATACGTAACCGTTAAACCCACCATGAAGAACTTTTACATCACCTGTAGTAATTAAGTCATCTGTTGCAGAAGGTTTTAAACCTCTTATTTCAGAAAACTCGTATTTGTTATCTCTTTTAACACAGATTATACCTTTAGTAGCTGATTCTGTTCTTCCGTCTTTAGTAAAGAATATTCTGTATTGTGTTTTGTCTGCTACAACTACACTGTCAAATAAAGTTGAGTCAGCTATATTCTCGTCAAACAAAGACTGTACGTTTGTACTTATTGTACCTAAGTCAACGTCACCAATGTTAGCAGTACCAGCTACTGTTCGTAATCCGTCAGGACCAAGAAATATTAAGTTACCAGCAAACTCTTGTATTGTGTCACCGTTTATGCAACCAATGTTACGTGTAACTGGAGTTACAGCAAAATTAGCTGACGATGTTCCAGTCAATGCGAAGATCCTGTTTTCACAGAATATATACAATGCATCACGGAAAGATTTTATACCTGTTATAGTATCATCTATTTTAATGCTACCTGCACCGCTACCACTGTTAAAGGCATCCTCATCAAAAGGTTGACTAAATACTAGTTCTTGTGGTGTAGCTGACATACCAGCGTAAAACATATGTTGCTTAAAAGATATGACAAACTTAGCATTAGATACAGAACTCTCACTTATATCTGTTGCAGCTAAAGAAGTATTAAATACTGTTGGAGGGTTGTCACCATCAACTACAACTATTTTATCGTTGCCATCAAAGTTAAAACGCTCAAACTTATACTTACCTGCGTTTGTTCTTCCTGTATCTCTTACAGTCCAGTCTTCGGAAATTATATCACTTTTAGCGTGTGCTGCTGCTGTAGTAGAAGATGTAGCGCGAGTTACTCCCGTAAATGTAGTAGCTGTAATACCTGTATAAGTAAAAAACTCACTGTTAACCTGTAGTGTACCACTAGAACTAAACCCTGTAGTAGAATCTACATTAATAGTACCTGAACCTGTCATCGCTGTATTAGCAGCTATACTTGATCCTAATACATTACTAGCGGAACTCCATATCTTTTCACCGCGAGCAGCTAATACATTATCACTAAAAGCAGCTACCATTAACACTTTTTCTGAGTTAGCTGTTGTAAAAGGTACAACTTGATTAACGAACTTTTTAAAACCACTAATACGTCTGTAGCCACCCTGAATGTCTGGTTCAAAGTTCTCTAGTTCTAATGCCTCTCCTGGTTGCATCATAAACGTAGAACGATTTAGTATAAGACCACCCTCACAGTTAAAGGAGGCTGGTTCTACCTGTGAACTATCTGGCATATTAAGATACTCTTAAAGCGTTAGGTCTTGCAACTGAAGACGTTCCTAATGGGTATGTTGAGCGTAAATACTCAAATCTATTAACTAGTAGTGATTGCATACTTTTAATACCATCGTTAAACAACTCCATGTTTAATTGGTATTGAGCAACCTCACCTCTGTATTGATAAACGAAAGCTGTAGCTCCTGCAACAATAACGTAAGAAAACCTATCGGGTATAGTAGTAGTGTCACTGTGAGCCGCTAGATCTGCAGGAAAAGTAAAATAGTCGAACTTTATTTGATATGACTTTGTAGGGTGTGGATATAATAAGTAATTATTGTCTGGCTTTCTAACTACGTACTGAGGTAAACCACCACCGTCAAACTGAGCTACAGTAACACCACTATCGTGAGCAGCCGCTGTAGTAGCAGACGTAGCACGGGTTACACCTGTAAACGTAGTAGACGAACCTATAGCTGTATAAGATACAATCTCGTTACCTATATACAAACTACCCGATGCTGAAAAACCTGATGTACTAGCTACGGTGATAGTAGTTACAGAGTCAGTGTGCGATGTACTTAACGTAGTAGTTTCTATTTCATCTTCTTGTGAGATATACTTATCAATGTAATCATTATAGTTTAGTATCTTTAGTTTACCACCTGAGCTACCTAAGTCTGAGTCTTTAGCTACTCTAAATGTATTGTAGTCTACTGTCTTAGTAGAAGTAGGTAGTGCGTAAGATACTACACCTGCTGTTAGTGTCTGTGTGGCAAGTGCATGATTAAATGGATAATTATATTCTCTTTGATTTATGTAGCGTATAGCTTCATTAACAGCATTCTGAGCTTGTACTTGCATACCTCTAGCTGAGGTAAAGTTAGAAGAAGTTAATACAACTTCATTTAATTTAGTTATAACTTTATTAGTTAGTGTGAGATATGTCTCAGCCATAATAGCTCCTATGTAGTAGAAGGGGCAAGTTGCCCTGCCCCCTCATTATAGTAATTTAAGCTAATAGATCTCTATCAACTTCATTAGCATCGTAATCTCCAGGATTATCTATGTTCATAAGAACCATCCATACCCGAATCTTACCACCTGTCGGTGCTGTAGTTGCTGCTTGAAGTTCTAGATCCATTGTTGTTGCCGTGGAACCAGTGAGGTTCGGGAACACACCAGGAATCATAGTAGCATAGGAACCAACCGCCATAGCGTCTGTGTCCATTGCTGCAACGAACTCATCAACATCAGCAGCAATACCACCTGTAGAGGCAGTAGTAATACCTAAGTTGAATGTTGTGTCGTTTGATTCTCCAGTCAATAGAGCCTCAATTTCGTAACCTGCAGCCATAATAAGAGTATCTGTTGGTATTGTGAAGATTTGCAAAATATCGTCTGCAGCTAATGCCGCAGCGTTATTTGTGTTTTCTACAGCAATATCAATAGTATTACTTACTAAGTATGGAGCAGGAGCAGAAGGTCTGTGAACCGCTTGTAAACTTGATGAATATGTAGCCATTTGTCAGTCCTCCCTTACGCTGCGTTGTACTGTGCAACAGTGATAGCTTCAGGACGAAGTATCTTTCTGCCGTACAAATGCATCCCACGAACAATATCAGCAAAACTATCAGGATCTCGATAGGTTTCTGTTTTATTGATCTGTTCTGCGGTTGCTATAGCTGAGTCGTGTCCAGCTACGATTACACCAAAGTTAGCGAGTTGGTTTGCAGTACCTGTAGTACCTGGACCTGTGCCAACGGATGGTAGGTTACTAGAAACATATACACGGAAGCCGCCTAAATTGCTGACTGCTAAACCATTACGTATACTTCCTGACGCACCGAAATCAGCGTTATGAAGACGTGAATCCTCATCTCGTAAGATTTCCATGAATACTGGGTCAATGACTAACCAACGACCTGCTGTATCAACTTGTTGTTGATCAAGCAAACGAGCCATACGAGCTATTACCATAAGAGGTGAAGCAGTCGCTGTTGGTAGTGCAGTTGCACCAGGTAGACGAGCAGCAATCGGAATAGAGTGCGACCCTGCGGAACTTGTAGTAATGTTACCAAAAGAACCTTTATTTAGCTTCATACTGGACAACAATTCGTCTGTGCCAGCAGTAGCTACTGCAACAGTACCATTAGTAGTTGCATTTACCGCATCGGCAGATGAACTAAGTGATGACTGTTTGTAACCTGCCAAATAACCAAGTACTTCTTGGTCGTATTGATCAGATAAACGATATGCAGCACGATCTGTTGCAAGTTGCATGAAGTTAATGTGTGAATGTGCTTCTTCAATGTCGTCCATTTTAAATGCAAAGTAATTTGCTTTATCGACTACAAGTGAGAAGTCTTCATCATCAAGATCTTGCGCTTGAACAGTTGTGCCACGGGCATAAGAACTAACCGAAATTTCTGGCTCCTTAATGATCTTGACTGTGTCGCCCTGACCACTAATTTCTCCAAAATAATCTGAGTTAGTTATATCGCCCACAACAGTACTCTTGCGGAATGCAAGCTGTACTTTTTTTGAATAGATTATAGCACTAAAATTACCATTCGGTAAGTTGCCATAACCTGCTGCGGTTGTGAAAGCCATAATAAAATCCTCCATTAAGATGTTTGGCTTGAGTTAAAAGCGTAACACTTAGCGAAGAGGCTGATGTTTTCTAAGGTGCATTAACTGTAACTATGCCTAGCTAAAATTAACGGGCTTATACTTATCAGGTAGTCTTAGTAAGTAGTATAGGCTTGGGGTTTATAAATAACCTAACTTTAAGAGTAGCTACATATCTGAAGGGTCTTAAAGTTATTGGTTACTTATCTCGTATAGTTATATACAAATAAAACACAATGTCAATAACTAAATTAATTTAACGGGCTGCTCCCGTAATATCGTAAAAGTTAGGGTTATCTCTAGACGCTTGAAGTATAGCATCCTGATGCTTTTCGTATTCTTCCATAGACATTTTGTCAACCATAGATTCTGTGTACTTAGGTTTAGATGAGTCTTGATCAGGATTAGCTGAATTACGTTTAGGTACTACTACAGACGCTGCTTCTTTAGTTGATGCTTTTTTACCTTTAGTGTCTATGCCGTTATCTACTTTATACAAATCTATTACTCTTACTACAGACATTGCATCGTCTGAGTTTTTGTATAAGGCATCTTTAACCCATTTAGGTTGTACGTCTGCCCAATCATGAAACGCATCACTGTCTTTTAGTTCATCAAAATCAGAATGAGACTTACGTATTTCATTTTCAGCTTTAGTTCTTTGAGCTTCAGCGTTTATCTCGTCTATACGTTGTAGTCTATCTTCTGCTTGACTAAACTTTTCTTGCGCTTTCTTTTCAGCTATAGTTTCAACTATTGCAGCTACATCGGGGTACTTCTCTGCCCATGCACCTATATCTTCGTCTGACTTAGGTGGTCTAATATCTGCTGCTAGGTCAGGGTTATTGAGGCGTTCTTCTAGAGCTTTTATCTTAGCGTCTTGTTCGTTTATATACTTACGAGCATCTGTGTGTCTTTTCTTGTAAGTTTTTTCTTCTGGGCTAAGGTTTTCTTCCTTTTTAACTTCTACTTTTTCTTCTACGGGTTCTTCTGTAGAAGCTTCTTCTTCTGGTGCTGCTGTAAGTTTATCTAATTCAGCTTGCTCTTCTTCGATGCGTCTCTTATTAGCGTTATTGTGTTTGCTATCTACGAAACCTGCTGTTTTAGGTTTTACTACTGCTTCTGGCTCTGGCATAATTGTATTTCCTTTTGTTATATGGGGTCCGTAATTTTACGGAGTAGCCTAGTTGTTATTTTGCCTTATTTGTATTACTGTGTCAATATTATGTTTTCTTTCTGCGTGAGATAAAACCACCTTTATTCATAGGCCCCGTGAAACCTGAACCCTCCGTACCATCATCTATACCTGCGGCTGCAGCGTTTGCTGCACCTTGAGCAGATCCATAACCAGGAGTGCCATCAAGTGAATAGCCATCCCCTGTATATTGACTATCAGGGTCTGCTTTTGCTTTAGCTATTGTAGCTTGTTGATATGCTTTTGTTTTTTCATTATGTTTATCAGCGTGTTGTTTATTAAATCTTCCTAATGCATTAACAGCCCAAGAAAAAGGACCTGTATAATTAATCATATCATTAGCTTTACTCATGTAATCTTGTTGTTGCTCTAATGACATTTTACTAAAAGTAGGTGTCATTGGAACATCATCTGGTCCATCGGGTTGTTCTTTTGGTATTTTCTTTTTTACTGCTTCTGTAGGTGCAGCTCCTTTTTGTATAGTATCCGCTGTTTTAAAAGACGAACTACCGTAGCCTCCTCCTGTTCCTGGAGTTAAGAAAGCATAAGGATTAAAAGCCTCGTTTAGCTGTTGTTGTTGCATCATAGATAACCAATCATCAGCACTATAATTATCTTTAGAGTGATCTCCTCCGTGAGCGTATCCTTGAACTACGCCACCTTCCATAAATCCTACACCTTTATCGGCTAACTTTTGTTGTAAGGAAGGATTCTTCTGCACTGCACCCATGATACGATCTATTAGTTGATCTGTTTTAGCGTCATCTTCCATATTCATAGAGGCCTTCTGTGTTACTGCACCGCCTTGCTCACTTTGATCTAAACCTTGTTCTAGACCACCTACGTTAAAACCTACTGCACCACCCTCACTAGCTTGTAGCACAGATTCTAACTGCTGCATATCATCTGGTGATAGATCTAAACCATTAGGTTGATCTGGGGTTGGTGCAGTAGGGCCAGGTCCAGCAACAGGTTCTCCACCTATGCGACCTTCATCTGCCATTTTAGCTATTTCCATCTTAGCGTTCTCTCTAAGATCTTCAAAAAACTTTAACCCGTAGAATCGTAATACATCAGCAGGTACTACATATTCTCCTTCACTCAGCATAGCTGGTACATCATCTCTTACTTCTTCTGGCAGAGATCCCATTGGTACATCATTACCGCTTACTGGGTCTTGTCTTCCTGACTCAGATAGAGCCATCTCCATTTGATCATTTACTGCCATTTATCTCATCCCTTAAATATTTTAATTTACGTAAAGCTGTTACCTCACCTTGACACCTATAGATATCTGCTTCACCTTGCACTTGCTCCATTTTAACGTGTACTTGATTTATTTTTTCATCTAATACTTTACAAAAAGCATCCCATACGGTTTTATCGTTAGTTATTTTTTTAATTGATATTATATGTTCCACATAACTTCCTGTCATTACCTACTCATTAATCCGTTGTTGGGTGCTGTAACTAAACCACCCTTAGCGTACCTACCTTTTAAACCTTCTATATTATCTAACTTTAAACCTTTAATGTCTATAGTTATTATTTCTTTAAATCTAGGTTTTGAAGCATCCCATATTTCTTCTTCTGGTCCTGGTTTATATTGACCTATACGAGTTACATTACCAGTAGCTAAATCTACTGTTTCTCTATCTGCATCTTGAAAGATACCTGCTCCTGCAAGATCATCTGCATTTTCAACATTAGGAATAAAATCTTCATCAAGAGGACCTTCATCATCAAGAAGGATATCAGCAAAATCTACTTCAACTTCTTGATCATTTTCCCAGTCTTCACGTCTTCCTTTATAGGGATTTTCTCTTTGTGTACGTTTTACTTTTATTTTAGGTTCTTCTGTAGTTATATTTTTTAATGCTCTATCCATACTTATTATATAGTTATCTTTAAGAACTGAACCTTTTAAGAAATCTATCCCTCTTTCTTTACCTATGTCAAAAGGTGCAGGAATACGTATAGTGTCTATGCCTTCTCGTTTTGCATATACAATTATAGATTGTAGAAGTTTTTCTAAGTACCTTTCAGGTGCAGAATATCTACCTGTAGGTATAGGTAATTTTCTTTCTACAAAACCAGGGTTTTTTACTTTAACGTTCTTTAATAGTTGTCTTTTATCAAGCGGTCCTTGTTTTTGTCCTTTTATAGGCTCTAAAGAAATAGTTTTTATTTTTCTAGTGTGTTTATACTTAGGGTCTGCAGCTTTAAGTAAATATTTAAAGGGAAAGTCTTTACTCATATTAAACGAAGTATTTTTATCAAATTCAAAGAAAGAAATCTCAATGTTTTTAGTAAGTTCTTCATCTACTATTTTGTCTAATTGTTTTGTTGAAACTGCATCACCTTTATATGCAAAAATAGATCCATCCTTGTATTTAATATCTTTTGCAAACTTAGGAGTGGTCTTATATAAAAAATTATTTATAGTATCTAATTGTTCGTCTCGAAGATCGGGTTTATCCACAAGCATAAATTGTCCAGATATTGAATCATTTGCTTGATCAATTAATTCAAACCCTCTATCAGATCTTGTGTTTCCATATGGACCTTTTAATCCTATCTCGTTCATCCAATTTTGTTCTGACAGATATAAATACTCTATTTTTACTGCATCTTTAGGGCTTTCATTTCTTAAAAACAAAACCTCTGACGGTGTTAAATCACTGTATTCTCCGTAATAAGGTTGCTTAACCATAAAAGAAGTTCGAGTGTCAAGTTCAGCTTGTTCTTCAGGACTTATTCTACCTCTTCTTGACTGTTCAGCATAATTTCTATCTAAAGCGTCTAGTGCGCTTTCAGCTTTATTTCTTTTATTAAAATTAGATAGCATAAGAGCATCACTAAGTATCTCTCCTTCTCTAACTGAATGAGCTTCTTTCTCAAAGTATTCATCTGAGTAGTTAGGTTTTTTAGGTCTATTATTATAACCTAATGCATTAGGACCTTTTAAGTCACGCATAGCATCAGTTTGAAACTCTGACATGAGAATTTCTTTAATACCATCATGTGTAGTGTAAACATCTCCTCTAGCGTGAGCTAAAGTCGGACCTGCTTCTTTATTTATAGAATGAGTTAGTCCTATATTTTTATCTATAAAATTAGCTCTTCCCTCATACGTATCGCTACCCTTAACAAAAACAGGATTAACATTTATAGATAATTCAAAACTATCAGAAGGGTTATCAGGATATTTTTGTGCTAAGTCTTCATCATTTATAACATTTTTAATGTTTTGTCGTTGTGTTTGAGAATACGACCAATCCTTATCTTTATCATAAATAGTATTAACAGAAGCATTTTCTTTTTTTAATCTGTTTAAAGTGTCAGATTTAGTTTTAATATTAGCTGTAACTATAATACCTTTATCTTCTAATAATTTATTAAGGTCTTTATTAGTATATGTAGTGTTGTCATCTAAGTTAAAACCTATAAACGCTGCTTCTTCTTCGTTATAATTTTTTACTTTGTTTAATTTTTGTTTAATTTGTTTACCTAACATTCCTGTATTTTTTATATTTAAGGAACGTAAAGAAGACTCTATAGTACTATAAAAAGGCATCAACTCTGTAGATGCAGATTCAGGGATGGCAGTCTCAGACCTACGTATAGTAAGATCATCTCCTCTTGGTCCTGTTCTAGGATTATTTACAACAGGTTTAAAATAAGGATTATCTGCTTCGGGTTCAAATCTCTGAAAGTCGTAAGTAATGTCTCCTGTACTTTCTGAAAAAACTTCTTCTTTAGTTTGTATTTCACTTTTAGAACCACTATAAAACCTAGGTTCAAAATTACTGTCAAAATTATATTCATCTTTAACAGGAAAACCTTCAGCTATAGGATATCGCATTCTATCTTCAGCAGTATAGGGATCTAGTATCTGCCCTTCTTTAATAAGTCTATCTTCTCCTTCTGAAGAAACTGTAGTTTTAAATAAAGGATTAACTTCTCCAAAATCAATAGGAGCATCTAAGTCATTTTTACCTATATCCTTACCCTTAACGCCTAATAGTATATCTCTAAAACCATTAGCGAATTGTCTAGCTAGTTGACCCATTATTGTACGTTCCCACTAAAGCCTTGTTCACCTGGTGCTGCTGCACTTCCTATTCCTATATTAGAACCTCCACCGCCTGTCATATCAGTAGTAGCTTGAGGAGCAGGACCTGCAGCAGGTGCGCTTCCACCAGCAGGATTAGGAGTAGGAGGTACTCCTGCTTGAGGAGGTACTCCAGCAGGTTCTGGAGGTGCTTGAAAGCCTTTAAGTATTTCAGCTTGTATAGCTGCGTCTTGTAAAGAGTTAGTTACTTTATCTGGATCTAAGTCCATACTAACAGCTATTTCACGTATAATGTAATCCATCTTAGCGAAAGGAGCTAGTATCGGGTTCTGTGCTACCTGTAAGAACTGCATCAATCGTTGACTACGTACTTCGTTAGCCATCAATGATTCAGTACCTTGCGCTTTAACGTCTAAGTCACCCTTTATTTCTGGATCATAATCGAACTGCATATTAAAGTTAAAGAATGCTTTACCTAATGGGTTAATCAAGTAGTCATCTACGTTCTTTATAACAGTTCGTATAGAACCATTAGCTGCAGACATAAGCATAGAAATCCCAGAAGCAGTTCTCCCCACTCCAGAGACACCTGTTTGCCCATGCGCGAAAGACGGGAACCCTGTACTTTCATCGGCTAACACCCTTGCTTTATCAAATAGTTGCATATTTTCTTGGGCTACATTAGGGAACTTAGTGCCGAAGATGGCTTGTCCTGGCGCACCACCTTGCCTACGAAACGTCTTTCCTGGATACACACTTAGGTCTTGCCCAGGTACTAAGTTAGTCTCGTCTACTTCTATAATTAAGTTACCTGACAACGCAGCATTATCAATAGCCATACGCATGAAGCCATTCATCAAGGTCTGTGTGTCATCCATGTTTTCAGCTATGCCTACACCGAAGAAACTATAAGGTGATACTTCATACGGCACAGCGTAGTACGGAATATAGGAAGGCTTGAATGGGTTCATAACTAAACGCAGTACTTCGTTGTTACATATCCATATGTTTACGTTTAGTTGCTCTGCGTCTTTTAGCTCTTTAGGTATATCTATTTCGTGTTCTTCTAATATCTCTCTATCTACAAAACCCCAGAACTCTAGTACTTCGTAGCGTTCAGCTTGTGAGCCGTGTTCTGCTTCTTCCATAGTTTGTTCCCACCACTTTTTAGTGTAGGACTCACCCATGTTTAAAGACATATCTATAGCGTTTTTACGGAAGAAGGGTCTATCTTTTAATGCTCTCATCTGTGATCGAGACATCTTATGTCGTTCTACTACATATTCAGCTTCATCCATGTTAGCTGCATCAGGATCAGGGTAGAAGTTCCATATAGATACGTTGCTAGTTGAAGGTACAGTTTTAATTGTAGGATTATATTCACCACCTTCATCCCAGTTAGCGTATTCTTTAGATACAGCAAACGGACCTTTCATTATACCCGTACCAAATAGAGCTAACTCAAATGCTGCTAACCTTAATTGTTTGTTAGCACCAGACTCTTCTAGCTGGTCGTGTATTTTTTTCTGCATTTTCTTAGCTGCAACTAACGCAGGATGAAAAGTAATACTTGTAGGTGTAGTACCTGGACCTTCAACAAGTTTTTCTTCTACGGGTTCTAACTTATTTTGTAATGCACCTAATCTGTCTTTAATAGAATTAATTGTGTCACCTGGTTCTAGTGTATTATCAGGCGAGAAAGTAGGTCTATTAAATGCTTCTTTTATCTCCTCTATGCCTTGTTCTGCTTTAGGATCTGCATCAAAATGCACTGTATCAGCTACACCTTCAGGTAAGGTAGTAGGGTCTACACTAAGAGGAAATTTATTATTACCGAACAACACGTCAATGACTTGCCCGTATGCTGCAAGTGTTTTAGTTTTAGTTACTTTAACGAATACACGAGAACGTTCTGTGTCAGTAAACTGTACATCAGGGCCATACAAACCTCTGTAGTTTCTGTAAGCTTGTAACCAACGTGTCTCATCATTTTGTCTAGCGTCTTCTGCTTTACTAAACTTACCCTCAACAAAATTAGCTATTCTACCTACTGACGGGTCTACATTATCTTCCGTTTTTTTAGCGTCATCTATAAAGGAAGACTCGTCAGATTCAATGTTGTATTCTAGATCATCTTCAGCCATATGTTAATATCCAAATGTTGTATCTGACGCTTGAAAGCCAGAGCGTTGTGTAGCAGGATTAAAATCCCATAATGAACTTCTTGGTCTTGTCATAACACCATATCGTAAGGCATCGTATAAGTGGTCTTCTGCGTGTGTATCTACATCTTCAGGATTACGTTTGTCTAAAGGTAAACTAGGTACTTGCGCTATTGTATTAGTACAACTAGAAAAAAACACTAACCTTGGTTCTTCTGTAAACTCGTCTACCTGTAGCCTTCTATGTATTTCGTTTTTACCTGATACACGAGAGCCTTTACTTCTGTCGGATGGTCGCCATCTGCAACCCTTCATGTTCATCTGTTCAGCTAAACTAGGTCCTGTGTCGCCTCTGTTGTGCCACAGTGAAGAGTCTAACACACCATATCTAATTGTACCATCTTCTTGTTCTACGTCAAGTATCATGTCAGCTAAATCTGTAGCTGTAACTTTAGTAACATACATTTCTCTGTATACTACTAACTGTTCTGCTGGAGTTACAGCTATCCATACTACACCAGTCCAGCTACCGTATCCGTAGTCACACGCTCTAAATCTAGTCCAACTCTTAGGTATAGTGTACGGATCTACTACGTGTATGTTACGGTTAAACTCAGGGAATGCTGCACCTTCGTTTACATCCCAGTTACCTTCTAGTAGTTGCTTACGTTGATGTTCAGGTAGAGATAGAAGCATCGCTTCGTAGTCACCACCCTCTGACAAGTAAGGATTATCAAACAAACTAGCAGGTATAAACCTACGTTTAAATAAAGGCTGTCCTTCGCGGCTGTGACCTTTAGGGTATATTAATGTATCGCCTGACTCTATGTTTGTAGCCCAGAAAGGATCTTTAGCTGGACTAGGGTCGATAAACATCTTCTTAACCCACTGATGTCCTGCACCTCCTGGGTTGGTAGTTGCTCTCATATACAAACCTAACTCGTCAGAGTGTGCGCTCCTGAGTCTTGATCTCATATAATTCCAAGCGTAAGGAGTACTCCATTGTGTAAGTTCGTCAAAACCAATCCAATTGAAAGCCTGACCTTGATAACGCATGACATCCATGTCTTTATCGAGGTAAGACATCCAGAGTCTACCACCTCTAGGGGAAATCCATTGGCTTTTTCGTTCAGACCACTTAATTCCTGGTATTGCTTTAGGATATAGCTCTTGGCTTTTCTGTATAAGCTCACGTAGTTCCTCTGTCGTGTGTCGGACTAATAAACCACTAAAATTAGGGTTATTTAAGCCGTGTAAGGGGTCAGCAAGCATCGCAAAACTTTTTCCACCACCTGCTGCGCCCCCAAATAGTACTTCTCGCTCTGAAGAAGATAAGAAATCTGTTTGTGGTCCTGCGTTAGGAGAAAACACTACGTTTTGTAGCTCTTCTACAGGTATTTCTGATGGTATAGGCGTAGCTGCTACTGTTTTAGGCTGTTTCTTCTCTGTAGGAGTAGCTGCCGATACCTTTTTCTTCGAGTTTTTGGATTTCTTCAAGCGTTTCTTTGAGCCTTCTGGCAAGTTCGCGTTTAATTTTAGCTGATCTCTTACGTTTTTGCTCAACTTTTATTCGCTTTCTTAAACCTTCACCAGAAATATAACGATTAGTTTGTTTAGTTAACCAAATAGCTACATCTTTGTAAGCATACTGCTTTAAATGTCGTTTAGCAAGTTCTAATGCTTCTAGTTCTATAAATACAGGTTGTAAAAGTTTATCGTTAGCTTCATCTATTGTGTAACCGAAAGGTATGGTACGACTTACACGCGCTATAGTGTGCCATTCTTTCTCTTTACCTTTATTAGGTTTAGGTAATTCCCAGTACCCTAACCCTGTATATCTTGTACGCATAGTATAGTACTGTATTTATCTTCTTTTAGCTGTTTTTGTTCTAGGAAAAGACCTATTTGATGCTTTAGTAGACATCTTAAGGTTCTTACGGCTATTGTTTAGTGGGTTATTGTTTTTATGAGCTACATCTCTGCCGTCATTCTTCTTAGCTACACCACCAGCTACCATTTTAGCTCTTGCAGTGTTGCGAGATGCACGTTTCTTTATCTGTGCAGGTTTACCTTGGTAGTTTTTGTATTCACTCTTATAGTTTCTATTCATTATTACCCTCTTTAGGTGGTAAATAAAATACACTACTAGATGCTTGTATGTCTACTTTATCAGTCTTAATCAAACCAGCCCTATCTAACACATCTTTAGCTGCAACCATCTTCTCTTTTATACCTAGCTCTGTAGGGTCGTTCACAGCGTTACCTAGCGCAAAAGCTGCACGAGGCGCAGTTCTAGCAAAATATGAGCGTGTAGCGTCTAGTATCTCTTCTTTGAGCGACTCAACTATAATACGTGTAGGTGTATTATCGCTGTAGCCTGATAGCTTCTTAGCTAGGACTACATCACCTGCTGCTTGATCGAACAGTACCTCTAAGAAGTTCTGTTGGTTTTCCGTTAATTGTCTAGCCATAACTACGCTGTTACCTTTTTTCTTCTTCTACCTGATGCTGTCACTGACCAGTTTACTCTTTTAGATGACGTTTTTTTAGCTGCTTCTTTTTTAGTTATTCGTGAAGCTACGTTAGCAGGTCTACAAGCAGGGTATGGTCTGCCTTTATCTTTTTTACCACTACGACCACAGGGTTTACCTGTTTTTACGTCACGCCAATCTTCTTTAAACCATTTGCGTAAACCACCCTTATAAGAACTAGTTTTTGGTTTTGTTTTTCTAGGGGCCATTACGCATACCCACCACCACGTTTTTTATATGTTCTAACTAACCAAGCATTAGCGTAAGCAGAAGGATAGACTTTAAATTTACTTTTAGCTTCTGATTTTACTGCATTGTATAGTTTTTTATTACTAGGGGTAGGTGAACTTGTTTTTTTAGATTTTGCTGCCATAGTTATGATTTCTTTTTTCTAAGTTTTTTTTGTACTGTTTTAGATAACTCACTAAGGTGGTATAACTTTTTACTATTCTTATTGTGTGTTTTACCTGTATGCAATACACCGTTAGACATTTTATGCATACCACCTGTATGAACTGTACCGTCACGAAGATAATGTTTTACGCCTTTCATGTCAGCTACCACACTGACATTTATCGCAACAACTACAAGGCATATTAAGTAAGGATCTTATTAATCGTTTAATGTAAGCCATGTTACTCTGCCCCACCTTTTTCTTTTAGCACTAAGCCAAATATACCACAGATAATACCTGCCCAAGTAAATACAGGGTTACTAAATAATATACCTAAACCAACACCAGCTACAGCAACTGCTAGGTAGCTTGAAGGTTCTTTTAGTCTTCCTTTAATCCAATCCATAGTTGTTATTCTCCTATTGTTAATCTTTTAATGTCACCACGACAGATACCTAAATCGTTTAGTTCTCTTTCTGTCATATTCATTAGCTGCCAGTATGCTGTTTTGTTTTCTGTGTATGTTTTATATATGTTAATTAATCGTCTGATCATTTTGTATAACTCCTCTTTAATGACTAAGGAAGTTATACCATATTTAGTTATATCATAAAAATGCTATTATTGCAACCCCGATATGATCTAAGCTGTTTTACCTAATGACTTTAACTTAAAACAGTGTGTTGCTACATACACTTTATTCTTACTTAGTGCCTTACCCATTTTAGTTACACTGTCTGAACACGCAGGTTTGTCTTGAAACAAACCTCCCGTTCTAACCATTATATCGCAGGTGTCAGCTTCTAGTGTAATACAGTGAAGTATGACAGCTAACCACATTACTTTTTCTTTTTACTGTTGTAGAACATACCGCCACCACGATAGTCCGACATACCTTTTTTAGACATACCACCACGGTTCATCATTTTAAAGTCTGAACCAGATATTTTACCATCTTTGTTTTTATCTAATTTAGATTGACCGCCTGACATATAACCCATTTTCTTTTTACCGTACATTATACCACCTTTGTTTTTACCTAGTGCTTTTCGAGTAGCCATTATTAAGTCATACTCTTTCTTAGGTATCATTTTACCATTAAACATTTTTAATTCTGTTACTTTATCTGCTTTCTTATTTTTCTTACCGAACATTGAAACTTTTTCTAGTTTATCTAGGCTAGATCTATTTCTAGTTTTACTAAGCTTTTCGTTTTCTTTAGCTATACTCTTTTTTTGTTTTTTATCTTTATACTCTTTACGTAAACGCTCTAGCTCTTCCATTCTACGTTTTTCTACGGACTCTCTGTCCATCTTCAATGGTTTAGCTTTATTAGTTTTCTTTTTCTTCTTAGCTTCTTTTCTAAGTTTCTCTAGTCTTTTTTGACGTTTAGCTTCTTCTTCTTCTCTACCCATAGTACTTACCCTTTATTTAGACTTTGTTTTACTTATTGCTGTAGCACCCATGAATCCTACAACTACTCCTAACTGAGCTACTATAAAAGTATTTAAAAAACTAGCAGCGGATTCCATTTTTTCTGCACTTACAATAGGTGTAAACAATATTATAACTGCTACTATAGTTACAGACATTGCCAGCCACGCCATTATACGCTGTGTGTCCATTAGCTTATCTTCGTTCTCTAGGCGTATCCACCTTTCGTGGCGATCCATTTCTTCGTCAGTAATAATGCCGTCACCATCAGTGTCAGCCATAGCGTACTTACTGTCTACTTGTAGCTTCTTAGGTGACACTACTTAGTCTTTTTCTTTTTCTTATTAGGTTTTATCTTTTTAATTACCTTAGTAGTCCACGCTTCGTTGACTTCTGTATCTGGGTCATCTTTAATGTAGTGGCCTTTATCGTTTCTAGCTCGTACTAGTTCTGTCTCAACTGGGTCAGCAGCTACAAGGGCTTCTTCGGGTGTAGCTTCTTCCTCTACTTTATTACATATAGCTTCTATCTCTTCGTCTTTAAACCATACCTGTCCGTAGGCATCCATACCTGCTTCGGGTTGACCGTTAAGTCCTAAGACTGTGTTGTCATCTTGTACTACAAAGCCTTTAGCTTCTAGGTTGCTCTTCTTGTCTGTGAATATACTCATCTTACTTCCTTATGTGTGTTAACACTTCCACCGTCTTCTAGCTTGTCTTATTCTAGAGTTAGGATCATTCCTAGTCTTAGCTGAACTTTTCTTTAGTTGACCTAAAGATCTAGCGCAGTACGACTTTCGTCTGGCTGCTAGTTTACCACCCTTTTTAACTTTACCTGTAACAGCAGTCTTTAAATTACTACCTGGGTTTTTAGCTCGATACGCTGCAACACCTTTAGCGGTCATACCTGCACCGTCTCTAGTCTTACGGTAATTAGCGTTCTTACCTGTAGTAGTTTTTGGTATAGCTTTTTTATTATCACCCACGGTATCTACCTAACGTAATAGTCTTGAGGAATCCTCTCCATATTTCTATAGGAGAAGGTAGTACCCAACCCAGTACAAGTAACAAGATCATCCACAAGGGTATGTCTTGGTTCATAACGTTTATGCTATCTACGTTACCTTGTGGTGCTAGTTGGCTTTCAACTTTAGTGTTTGTTATGGTAGCGTTGTCGCCAGCTTTAGTTTCAGTTGACTCTGAGTTAGATACAAGGGCTTTAGTGTTGTTCTTACCTGCTTGTACATCAGCGTTAACTGTAGGACCGCTGGACTTACCGCCTCCTATCAGTTTGCTAACTACAAAGCCTGTACCTAAACATCCGCTGAGTGGCATTATGCATAACAATAATATTACAATGTGTTTAATCCGCATACGGTCTTATCCTATCTGGGTCTAACACATCTTTACGGTCTAAGTGACCCTCAAGATACATAGCTCTCTCTACGTGATCTAAAGAATACAAAGTTCCTGTGTCATTATATATTGCTTGTCTTACGTAAAATACATCAGATCTAGGAATGTGTATGTTCTTTAACGCATTAGAATTGTTAGAAGCTAAAGCTCTGTAAAAGTTACCTAACACATCATCTGTGTTATTACTAGTATTACATAGTTTTACTTGCTTTAACATATAAGTCAAGCCTTTATTTTATTAATTACATATTAGGGGGGAATAGTTAATACTAACACAACAAAAAGATTACGTCAATGGTAAGTATAACTTTTTATGTTACGTACTTTTTTTATTATTTAACTTTAAAGTATTACTTACCTACTACTACTACGTAGTTATACTTAAAGTTCGTGCTGTGTCAATACCCTAAATCAAGTATATTACATATTGTAACAAATCTTGATACTAATAGTTATACTAGTTGTAACACTTTGTAACATTTCTTGTAGTGGTTGTGCTTGTATACAACAATAAAAGGGCGTTTCAAAAATCACTTCTGTGTATTTGTACATATATACGTAACGGGTATGGTGGGGGTGGCACTCGCAGGGGTCAATATTGTGTTTGGTTTTTGCTAGGATACACATACTATCATATAAACTATTGATATCATTATATATTTATACGGATTAGTTATTCTTTAAGGTATAAAAAACAAGTGTTTGCTAGGCCTACAAAAAAAGAGGTGTTTTTATTGTTTTGATGCATGACTATATATATGCAAAAAAAAGTTTTACTCATCACTAACCAGAAAACCATATCCCAAAACCATATCCCCCTCTAAAAGTTTTTCTAAATGGTATACCCATATCTATAGCAGTTCGAGGTCGTTACCTCGCACTAAATAAATTATTTTACTTAGGGTCGCTTGACTTATGTTACTCAATTTGTAATAAGAGTTGTACTACTAAAACTTAATCTTAATTTACGGAGAATAAAAATGACACAAGTACAACTAAAGATCGCTACACCTTCAACTCTAAAGTGCGTTATGGATAGCTCAGGCGTTTTCACAATAGGTCGAGGCAAAGAGGCTGTGGCCTATCAACCAAACGAATTATTAGACTATTGCGCGGATTTAATGGATCAAGCGAAACTAAATGGTGTATCTCAAATTGAAACTTATATCACTGTGGGTAATGCTATTGAGCAATACAAATTACTATATCCAACTAATAACCAAAAATTTAAAGCTTCAGTAGATAAATCTAGGTTTGGCATGGAATATAACTCTAAGTCTAGAACGGCTCTAATGAATATCGCTACCAACGCGGATAACATTCGCAAGGCCTTCGTTAAAGATCCGTCAATTGCTTTCCAAGGCCTAGACAGCCTAGCCAAAAAAGCGCGCGGCTATACTCGACCTACTGCAACCACTAAGCCTAAGAAAACGTCTAAGTCTAAGTCTAAATCAAACGTAGCATTTAAGGCTCAAAATAAATCGGAGAACGGTTTAGATGCCATTGTCGATATGTCACTTGAACTAGTCACATTAGCTCTATCACTAGGTCAAACTGAAGCTCAGGTTGTTGCTTTAATTCAGGACAACTTTAAAGACCTATCTTAAACTAAACTATTACAATTTAATATTTCGCCTAGCGTGTTTAATTATGCGCTAGGCTTAAGCTTGTCTTATGCTATGCATACTGTAAATCATGATAGTATGTATTGCATGGGGCGCGTTAGGCGTTTCATATTAACCGTTCGAGGTAGCTACCTTGGACTAAACTTTAAAGTAAAGGATATATAAATGGATAAAGATTTTAAATTTCAGTGTACTACAGGTGCATTAAATACACCGCATATTACTATAGGTAATGTAAGTATCGTTAAGTTTGATAATCACTGTGAGGTAGCTATTATAACAAATAATGGTGATTTAGTGCATGGGCGTAGCGTAAAGTTTGAGACAGCTAGGCAATTAGCTAACGCTATCTTAGCTATACTTGATGGGGCTATGTATGATGAGGATGCCTACGATGCATGATGACATAATGCTTATGGCACTAACAGCAATCATAGCTACGCCTATTGTAGCATTTATAGTTTATATATTGTGGGAGCAGTGGCTGTGGAGGGATAGATAATGAATACTGATATTACTATATTGATTGGCCTTTATGTATTTATATTTGTGCCATTCATAGCGTTTGCATTGTATATGCTGTGGGATGATTGGCGGTGATTTGACATCCCCTTTATCTTTAGTTATACAAGTAAACAGTTCGAGGTAACGACCTCGCACTACAATTTAATCTTAAACAACATGGAGAATAATATGTATAAACGTGACAACAAAAAAATAGCTAAGTTCATACTGAAGAACCCCGACAACACTGTAATAGGTATAACGTTTGTGCTTGGCACTATTCAGAATGCATTGTCTAACGTAGGCAAGTTTATGGATGGTGTAGCTAATGAGGGTGCAACCAGTATAGCAATGACTATGAAACGTAATGGTTACTTGTACGCTGTAGAACACAAGCACGTATTGCATCAAGCACTCAAGGTAGCAGTCAAACATAACGACCCAGTTGGTGCTATAGATGTACTCACTAACGTACCCAACTTAGGCATAGTCAAGGCGGCATTTGTGGCTCAGTTAGTAGGGTTAGATGTAGCGTGTCTCGATAGTCATAACCTCGATAGGTTAGGCCTAGATCGTGCTGCACTAAAGTTCGCTAAGACTGTTAAGCCAGAGACTAAGCTTAAGAAGATACAGAAATACGTACTCTTAACTCAGGAAACTGGTGGCTCTGAGTATTGGTGGAATACTTGGTGCGACTACGTAGCTGGTAACAGAGCTAACAAGAAATTAACTACAGGTGATGCGGTATCTGCGTATCACGCAACTTGCATAATAGGAGGATAATCAAGTAACGATAACCATTCGAGGTAGCTACCTCGTACTAAACTTTAACTTATGGAGGACATAGAATGTCACTTAACTGGAACTGCGAAGCAGTAGAAGACTTCGATAATGTATGTATGAAAGAAGATAATACCTTATCTAACTTAACCGAAACACTAATATGGGCTGGAGCTAGTGTAGGCTACGGAGAGATCACTAAAAAGAATTACGTTAATTACCACAAACGTATGGCTTTCATTGAAGCTATGCGAGGTGTTTACTTACGTACAGAGGTACGAGGTAAGGTTGTAGATAGACCTATCACTATAAATGACATCAAAAAGCATATAGGTTTACACACTAACTGGGATAACAAGTCAGATAGCCAATGGCTTAAAGACTTCTATAAAAATGAGTTAGGTTACGTTAGATGGCGTAACCTAGATCTATTCACTGAAACACAAAACAAGGAGATAAAATAATGCACAATATGATTAAAGAAATAAAATTTGTTACTGATGCAAACCTAAAGTTCTTAACTAAAAAACTAAAAACACATAAAATGTACTTAGAGTACATACGATCTACTTTGTTGGAACAAACTAGAATAAGACAAGCTAGAGGTAAAAGTGCATTGGCTATGGCTAGAATTGAGAAGGCTTTAGAGTATGTAGAAAAACTATTAGAGGAGGTAAAATAAAAATGCTTATAGGATTAACTTATATACAAGACATACCCGAAAGCCTTAACAGCTTTCCTATAATAGCGTGGCGACCCATACCACTACGAGACTTCAAGAATGCGTACTGGTGTGGTGTATGTTACAGGCACAATCATAAGCTACACCCTTACGTATGCTTCACTGCTTACCGTCACAATATAGATGACAACTCTTGGGCTGAGGGTAGCTACTACGCCACTATGGAGGAGGCACTATATTGTTTTGCAAAAAGAACCTAAGAAAAACTACGGTGTGCAAACGTACACGTAAGGCACTACGCGCAGATAAGTGGTGGAGTAGTGCCTACTTAAAACAAATGTTATCTAAAAACAGAGGAGATACTAATGAAACAGATAATAAAACAATCCGTAATGCATCACGGAAAGAAAATTAAGATGAATAGGGAGTACGGTGATCCCAAGAATAATAATCTATGGAGTTACCCTGATGATGAAACAATAGAATACGATAATGTATTAGATCTGCGTTTATGGAAAGATAATAAAGGACGCAAAGTTTTTTCTATTTATGTAGCAGGTAACACTGATGATCCAGTTGAACACTATCGTTTAATAGATTTGTATCGAGATGAATAATAAACTTCGTATAACTAAACGTCTTTATGATTGGTGCGTTTTAAATAAAGAACCAGTACCTCGCATCTTCAAAAAATCTCATATGTATTATTGGATAGACGTAGATGATAAACCCAAGATGGATTCCATACTGTTGTGGGCTGACTGTTTGTTTTATCAATCTAGCGACAGAAAAGTAAAAGGATCAGCATCATCACTTAAAAAAGCATACGGTAAATATATAAGTATGCAGAACCTCATTTGACAACAGGATTACTATATGATATCTCTGTTGTACAACTAAAGTGTTCGAGGTCATTACCTCGGACGCTCAACTCACTAAGCTATGAAAGGAAAACAAATGGCTTTAGATACAACAAACTACCAAAAAGAATACTTCAACTTAACTACAGACTTCGAAGTGCCTCAGCACCTAGACTTCCCTATTAGATACGAAGACACACGCTTCAAGGGTAAGAAGTATGTCATCAACGGCAATACTGATGAGGTCTTGGGTATTGTGGGTGCAGGGTTTCCGTCTGTACCTCACGGTGACTTCTTCAGGAACATCGTCAATGCAATCGTAGAGAACTTCGGTTCAGAGGATACGTCAGAGGTTATACCTAGGTTTAGTTCAGCACATAATGGTGCAGTAGCATTACTAGACATAGTGTTCCCTAACATATCTTACACTATCCGTACTGATAAGCATACAACTGAGGTATCTCAACGAGCTATCTTGTGGCACGGTATAGACGGCACTAAGAGTAACTTGGGTGTGTTCGGTGCAGTCGATAACTTTTGTACTAACGGTATTATTACTGGTACATACGAGCAAGTACGTAAGAAGAATACATCAGGCTTTAGTCTTAGTAACTTCGTTGATGAGATAAAGCAGTCACACAATAACTTCATAGAACACGCTAAGTACCTACAGCGTATGGCTGACACAAACTTCGGTGCGTCTCAAATGGACAACTTAAAAGAATTGTTAGAGCCTATGGGTATGTCTAAGCGTATGGCTAGTAATATGTATGACTTGTTTATAGATGAAGCTTCTGTTAGAGGTAAGAACCTCTGGGCTTTGTATAGTGCCATGACTAACTACAGTAGTCACACTGATAACGGCTTTAAGTTAAAAGATATGGGTAACGATACTCGTGCTACATCAATGTGGGAACGTGAACAGAAGGTAGTCAAGTGGACTAACTCAACAACATTTAAGGAGCTACTAGCGGCATGAGTAATAAATCATTCAATATAATTATGGAGACACAACAAGATATACATTTTGTTCCTTTATCTCACGAGCAAAACAGGTATTTTGTTATGTCCTTTTTAAGGAAAGATAATGCCTTGCAGAAATGCAAGGTGTTAAAACATAAGTTTCCTGAGTACAGTTTTTCTGTAGAAAAGAGATCACCTAGTCAGCATATGGGAAATGCTTTTCCTGAGATGTTTAGGGAGGCGGTAAACATTATGTTACAAGATCATCCAGATTACCTTAGTCTTAAAAAGAAAACACCACATCTAACCTTAGTGAAAGGATAACTAATGACTGAACATTTAGATACGATATGGGAAGTATTACACGCCTATCGGGAAGACAACATTCCAGAGGGTATTGATAACAACGATGAGACGTGGGATGATATCTGCTACGCTATGGCTATAATAAAGGAGAAGATTAATGCCTAAAGTATGGATTAGCGCAACAATGGAAACCTATCTGAAATGGGAGGGAGACGTACCCGATGACGTACCCGAAGATGAACGGCGTACATGGATCAAACGCAACGTGGACGGTGGTGAGTTCATACAGCATGACGGCATAATGGATGGCGGTTGGTATTTGAGCGACGACGTACACTTAGTAGATGAAGGAGATAACTAATGAAACCTATAATTAAATTCGAAGACGATGAACTAAATTGTATAAACGTATGCCTCGATCATTTCATAGAAGACAACGCAGATGCTTTTAAATTTGATTTCTATCCTTGTTTCCCTTTTAAACAAGAAGAATTACATCAAGGAAAAAAATCTGTTTCTGTTCAACTAAAAACTTACTCTGATTTTCTAAAGAAAATAAGTGTAGCTGTTAGAACTTTAAATAAAATTAAAAAACTAACTGAAATACAAGAGAAGGAAGAATAATATGATGAAGAAATATAAAGTAGCGTTTACATATGAAGAAGAAGTAGAAGCTACTGATCGTTGGGAAGCACTACTAACAGTTGCAGAAAAAGGTGAAACAATACTTGAAAACTTTTCATCAGATGCAACAGTGGAGGAAATAATATGATGAATAAGGAACTATTAGAAGAAGTACGTAAAGCAAACAGCTTAGTTGCGTGTCTGTTAGATGATACAGATAGAACAGTATCTGATTATTTAAATGATATAAAACAAATACAAAACCAGTTAAATTTTGTAGAGAATTACATTTCAGAAAGAAAGGAAATAAAATGAATGATAGCCAAATAAATGCACTAGCAAAAGCTATAGCCAATCAAGATGCTAAAACAGGTTACATAACAGATTGGCATCACGCATATGAAAACGCCTTTCATGCTATAGAACAAAACCCAGATTTATTTACATATAAAAAAACTATTCAAGAAAGGGGGAAAATAATATGAGTATATTTAGTGGTCTAATAGCAGTAATGCTATTGATAGCTTTTACAGCTCCGTCTACAACAGTAGATGATGCTGTCAATAAAGATGATAGTACTACAACTACTACTACAACTGACGAGTAACATTAGTTGTATAACAACAAGGTATCCCTGCTTCTGGGGGTACTTTAATTTAACTTAGAAGGAATTAATAAATGAATTGTTATGGAACAGTAAGAATCTATGAAGTTGATAAGTCATACAAAGTAAAAGTTAAAGGTTTTCCAAGGCGTTATGAAATTAAAAGACATAAAGACGAAAAAAAGTGGAAGTATAAACTAGTTGGCACAGATAAATATATAAACGACATAGAAGACTTAGTCGTAATGCAAAGAGAATGGCTAAGAAAATTTATGTATGCTGATGGTTTAAAGTTTGAGTATGTCTTAGAGGAGATACATTGATATGAGACTATACACAGATCAGAAAGGCAATTGGAGAGGCACTCAAGCTGACGCTAAAAAAGATTTAGACCAATGGGATACTACAGATGTACCCACAAGTAAGGCTGAGTTACTTGAGTTTCTCAATGTACATAAAGTTGGTGCGGCTAATGTTATAAAGCCAGTTAAATATGTAACGCCAACAAGTTCACATGAGTTTGTCCATGATGATGAGGGTGAGGTAGTCGCTATCAAGCCTAGAGTTTCACCTATAGATAAAAGCAACCTAAAGAATGCATTCGAACAGGCAGGAGCAGCAAGAGAGTCTCTTAAACGTGTCTTCGAAAAACTAAAAGAGTTAGAGGAGATACACTGACAATGAGAAAAGTTATACTTAGTAGTACCCACCCAGTAAAATCGCTACACGGTCACACGCAAGCTGAGTGGGATCTCTTGTCAGAGGAAGAGAAGTTACACGCTTGGTTAAAGACGTGTCCGTTTGATTACCTGATGGTAGGCATCGAGGAAGGACTAAGAACTGTAAACTTTGTTGTAGAGGAAACTATAGATGATGAAGATAGTTAAGTCTGTTATAAACAGTATACTATATTTTATGTTTTTATGTTTTGTTACATACGTTTTTTATGGTGTAGCATTTAGTTTTATTTCATGAGTGTTGATGGTGAGGAGGATGACCCAGTTGATGATTGGGCATCCACCGACTTAACTAAATTAGAGGATAAAGGAGAAGATAATGTTCCTATCAAAAAAGATGAGGGAGAAGATAAATCAGTACGCAGTAGCACAACACAAACTAAGAAGAAAAAGAATGAGAAATAAATGTAGACTTATTGATGCATTTATGGGAAAAGACTTTTGTTCTCACGCTTGGTCATACTGGGTTACAAATAAATGAAACGAAAGAAGTTAGTTATATCAGAAAGTTCAACAGTTAGACAGGCGTGTGAGTTTTACTTTAGCACCCCTGCCTATCTTAAAATATCAGGTAGAAGCCAAAAAGATTATTACAACACTATGATTAAAGCGTGTAACACACCCGTGCAAAACAATAAGTTGTTCGGTGGCATACGATTAAAAGACGTTAGGTTTAAACACGCTACTCATTTATATGATACTTGGTTAGCTAACATAGGTGTCAGACAAGCTAACTTTCATCGTACTTGTATGAGTATTGTTTTTAATACTGCTATACGTAATGAAGCTATTGTATCTAATCCAATGTCTTTAGTTAAAGGCACACCAGATACGGCTCGTAAAGTTAAATGGACAGAGAACCAAGTAAAACTATTTTTAGCTACTGCCTTTAGTGAATACAGGTGGAAAGCAATAGGCTTGATAGCTTATATGGCATATGAATGGGGTCAAAGACCTGGAGATATGCGTAATTTAAAGTGGGATACATTAAACTTAAATGAGAAAAGACTAGACTTAGAACAAAGTAAAAGAAGAGCTAATGTACACTTACCAATTAGTGATGATCTTATAAAAATACTTAAGAAGCAGTATGAATACGTTAAAGATATTTCTGAATACGTTGCACCTCGTGTGTATCCTAGAAATGGTGGCTACTCACCGTATAATATGTCAGAGATATCTACTTTAGCTAATGAAGTTAAAGAAGAGGCAGGTCTACCTAAAGAGTTATGGATTATGGACTTAAGACGTACAGTTATAACTGAAATGGTTGAAGCAGGAGTTGACGTTACAGGTATCATGCAAGTTAGTGGACACAGTAGTCCTGATAGCGTCACGCCTTATCTAGTTAATACTTTTCGTGGGGCATCAACAGCATTAAATAAAAGAAAGGCTAATAAAGAATGAATGTTAAGTCTCACCTAGATACTTTAACGATAGCTGAGGGTCAGCGTTTAAGAATGGATTGCCCACAGTGCAGAGCTAAAAATACATTTACTGTATGGAAGGATGACGGTGTATTAGTTTACCACTGCTTCAAACTTAGTTGTACAGTTAGGGGTGCATACGGAATAGGCATGACTGCTGATGAGATTAAAGTTAAGATGCAGGGTCACTCTACCGATAAGCCTATTGATACAGAGCGTATGGTAGTGCCAGAGTACTTAGTTAAACCATCACATCAACACACAGAAATGCAAAAGTTTATAAGGAAATGGAACCTTTATACAGAAGACTTAATGTATGACGTTAAGGATAGTCGTGCAGTATTTCTGATAAAAGAAAACAACAGGTTGCTAGATGCCACTGGTAGATCTTTAAATGGGTCTAAACCTAAGTGGTTTAGGTATACAGGAGAAGCTACTGTTTTTACAAGAGTGTTAGGTAACTCAAACGATACAGTAGTAATAGTTGAGGATGTCATTAGTGCTATAACTATTGCACATCTTTTTCCTAGAACAACGGGGTTAGCTATCTTAGGTACTTCACTAGGTGAGGCTCAAATGCAACACATACAAAACTATTCTAAGGTAGTTGTAGCGTTAGACCCTGATGCCGCACACAAGACCTTGACATACAAACGAGAGATAGAGGCTTGGACAGGATTAAACACTATAGCCATGCGGCTAGAAGATGATATAAAATATAAAATAGAGGACGACATAGCTAAGTTAGAAAGGATATTACAATGAGTATATGTGGTGAGATAGAGAATGTTAAAGTAGAGATAGAGACACTAGAAGAGTTAATTAAAAATGAACCTAAAGATGGGTTTAATGCTTGTAGTAATATATCCGTTATGGTTTTAGATTCTATTAGATCAGCTAAGAAAAGACTAAAAGAACTGGAAGCCGCTCAATGATGGAACTGGCTCTCATCAAAACGATGATGAATAAAGAGTTCTATGAAAGACATAAAGGTATACGTTGCCCAGATAAAATCTTTACTAAAGACACTCGTAAAATTAAACAATCACTAGATGTCGCTATGAAAGAATACGACACTGACTTATCAGCATCAGACTTAGAAGCTCTATTCTTTTCTACTAATCAGACTATGACTACATCAAACAAAGAGATGTATAAAATACTTTTTAGTAAGCTAACTAAAGAACAACCCATGAATGATAGCATAGCTGAAGAGGTGCTATCTAAATTGTTTCAACAAGTTGTAGGCGAAGAGGTAGCTAACTTAGGTTTTGATTACGTTAATGGTACAACCAATTCGCTAGAGCCTCTGCGTAACATCTTAGAAAAATATCAGGATGACTTTACGCCTAACCTCAAGATTGAGTACGGTGACATATCTTTTGAAACAATACTTAAATCTTCGAAGATACAATCACAATGGAAGTTTAACATACCTAGCTTAAAGCGTAAGGTAGAAGGTATCTCTGGTGGTCACTTTATAATTGTAGGAGCTAGACCTAATACAGGTAAGACTTCTTTCCATGCTTCCTCTATAGCTGCACCTAATGGTTTTGCTCACCAAGGTGCTAAATGTATGGTGCTGTGCAACGAAGAAGACTACATTAGAGTAGCCGCTAGGTACTTATGTGCAGCTTCTAGTATGTCTCTAGAAGAGATTAATACTAATCAATCTTTAGCTATGTCACGATACAGTAAAGTCCGTAAAAACATAACAATTATAGATAGTACATCTAAAGACTTAGCGTGGGTTGAATCTATTATAAAACAAGATGAGCCAGACATAGTTATCATAGATATCGGAGATAAGTTTGCACCTAAGACAAGTGATAAGTCTGATGTATACCTAAAAGATGCCGCTATATACGCACGTAACATAGCTAAACAGTACAACTGTGCAGTGATATGGATGTCACAGCTCAATGCTGAAGCTGAAGGTAGGGTGCGTGTAGATCAATCTATGCTTGAAGGTAGCCGAACAGGTAAAGCCGCTGAAGCGGATCTTATATTACTTGTAGCTCGTAACCCTATAACGGATGAGAGCGAAGAAGAAGACAGACAGAGGCACTTAGTAATAGCTAAGAATAAGTTAACAGGAGGCTGGCACGGTACTATTCATTGTAACTTAGACGGTGAACGCAGTCAGTACTTGGTGTAGCTATGAGACTAGTATTAGATGTAGAGAATACAGTAACTAAACGAGGTGGTAAGAAACATCTAGATCCCTTTGAGCCAACAAACTCTCTAGTACAGGTAGGGTTTAAGAACGTAGACATACCAACAGAGAGATATATGCTTACGTTTGATCACACTGAATATAAGGATACTAGTGGTGCTAACTATAAGTTAGTACAGCAAGCATTAGACGAGACTACACTACTCATCATGCACAATGCTCAGTACGACTTGATGTGGCTCTGGGCGAGTGGCTTCAAGTATGATGGGGCGGTGTGGGATACGATGCTGGCGGCATACATACTCATACGAGGACAAAAGTTTCCGCTGTCCTTAGAGCAATGTGCTATCAGAGCAAACTTACCTTTTCAGAAAGATGATACACTCAAGGCTTACTTTAAGAAAGGTTACAACACAGATGAGATACCTCTTGATGAGTTAACTTATTACTTAGGGTGTGACTTAGATACTACGTGTGCCTTGTATGAACACCAACTCAAGAGTTATTCTTTAGATGAATCATTAGGCATGGTTACTGTAAGAGATCTAACATTTAAAGTTTGTCAGACGCTTACTCGTATGTATATGTCAGGCTTTAAGGTAGACAGAGCCGCATTAGTAAAAGTGCGTACTGAGTTTGAGAATGAGAAAGCAATACTAGAAGATAGGTTGCACGATCAAGTCAAGCTATTAATGGGTGACACTCCTATTAATTTAAACTCCCCAGAACAAATGTCACAAGTTATATTTAGCCGTAAGGTAGATAATAAGAAAGAGTGGGCTGATTTATTTGAGCATACTAGGACACCTGCTGAGTACAAAGATGCCGTAGAAGCTAACAGTAAATTAATTAGGCGTACAACTGCTTACACTTGCCCTGTATGTTTAGGTGAAGGTAAGACCTATAAAACTAAGAAAGATGGCACTCGTTTCGCTAAACCTAATAGGTGTGTGGGGTGTGATACTCGTGGCTATCAACTGAAGCAATTAAATCAGTTAGCTGGGCTAGGACTTATTGCACCCTCGAAGAAGTGGGTTAGTGCTAATGGTTTTAGTACGAGTAAACAGAACTTAGATACACTAATAGCTACAGCTAAGAATAATAATATGGATGAAGCTATAAAGTTCTTGACTGATTTAAAAAGACTATCTGCTGTATCGTCTTACTTATCTTCTTTCGTTGAAGGTATAGATATATTTACTAAACCAGATAACTTCTTACACGTAAGTCTTACACAACACGTAACATCTACAGGTAGGTTCTCAGGTCGTAATCCTAATATGCAGAATATGCCCCGTGGAAATACGTTCCCAGTTAAGAAAGTGTTTATATCTAGATGGGATGGCGGTCAGATCCTGGAGGCAGACTTCGCTCAACTAGAGTTCCGTGTAGCTGCATTTCTCTCACAAGACCCTGTAGCTATCACAGAGATCAACCAAGGGTTTGATGTACATAGCTACACAGCTAAAGTTATTAGTGATGCAGGGCAGCCTATTTCTCGTACTACCGCAAAATCTCATACATTTGCCCCTCTTTTTGGTGCGAGTTCATATGGTAAATCAAAAGCAGAGGGTGCATACTACGATCACTTTAACGAGAAGTACCAAGGCATAGCTGCTTGGCATCAGAGTTTAGCTGAAGAGGCGTTACGCTTCGAGAAGATTACTACACCCAGCGGAAGGCAGTACGCTTTTCCTAAAGTAGTACGTAGGCAAAATGGTGGAGTGTCTAGCTTCACTATGATTAAGAATTACCCTGTGCAAGGGTTTAGTACTGGAGATATAGTACCCCTTGTATTGGTAGAACTAGAGGAGAGACTAAGTAAACTGCAGTCTTGTCTAGTTAATACGGTGCATGACTCAACAGTAGTTGACGTACACCCTACAGAGATACCTTACGTCATATCTATAATAGATACACTTAACAAAGATCTTAATGTTATCATAGAAGAAACGTATGGTGTGACCATGAACGTTCCACTACTTTTAGAAGCTAAAATAGGAGCTAATTGGCTTGACACAAAAGACGTTTGATGGTATAACTTAACTTCATTTTTTGACAACAAAGGATACAAAATGTCAGATATAGCATTAGTACCTCAAGAGGGTACATCAATTAAGGAAATGATGGGTATACCCGTCTACACAAATACAGTTTCTCAGTCTTCTTTAGCTCAACTTAGTCTTTTAAATAAGTCTATTATGGGTGAAGTAGAAGTGAATGGTAAGAAAGTTAAAACTGAAATAGTACCGCCTACATCTTTTAAGCTTAGTTTAAGTAAAGAAGAGAATTTATATAGTGATGGTGTAGAAATACGAACTTTCTCTGTAAGAGAGAGATGGAGTAAGTGGTTAGCTGAAGACAATAACTTCTTAAAAAGTGTCACAATAAGTCCTGCTCAAGGTAGTATATTTAGTATGGATCTTAAAGATACACAGGGTGGCTTTAATGGTAACAGGCATATGGGTTACGTTGAAGACTTCTATACTCTTACGCCTGATCAACAGCAATCTATACGTAATGTGAAAAGAACTGTTCTTGTCTTAGGTGAAGTTAAACTTAATAATCCTGTCGATGAAGAAGGTGTTATTAAAGAGGATTACATAGATAAGTGGACACCTTGCGTATTTGAGTTCAAGAATATGCCTTCTTATAATAAACTTAAAAAGGTATACACTGCATTACAAAGTAAAAGTGGAGAGACAGGTACTATAGTATATTCTCAAAAACTTAATGGTGTAGAAGCTACGATGGCTAACGGTAACACTTATGCTGTTTTTGAATCTGAGGTAGGAGATAAGATAGGTCACTTAGAGGATGACTCTGATAAACTTATTATCTTTTCTGATTGGATAACTAAGCACGATAAGTATGTAAATGATGAATGGGATAGAGCTAATGTAAGTTCGTTTAGTGCTACTGATGCTGACCTAGTAGCTTCAATGGTTAATGTTGAGGAATCCAATTAATGCATCCTACCGAGCTTAAAGTTAATCTGTTTTTACAGAACGCTCTTGAGGGTAAGACGACTATAACTGAGGAGGTGGCTGATAAGGTTGCCTCTGACGTTAGGTCAGCAATGCTTAAGCAATTCTCTGGTGGTCCAAGAGATGATTTTCGTTTACGTATGAGTAACATAGGTAAGCCTACGTGTCAGTTGTGGCATCAAAAGAATAAAGCTGAAAGTAAAGCACCCTACGAACCTCACTTTTTAATTAACATGATTATAGGTGACATCGTTGAGGCAGTGTTTAAAGGGTTACTTACATCTGCAGGGATTGTGTTTGACGACAACGATACAGTATCTTTAGATTTAGGGGAGTTAGGTCATATAAAAGGTGAGTATGATATGATACTAGATGGTGCTGTTGATGATGTTAAGTCAGCTAGTAACTACTCATTTAACACACGCTTTTCTTCTTTTGAGAAACTAATAGAGAAAGATACTTTTGGTTATATACCACAGTTAGTAGGGTATGGTGTAGCCGCTGATAAAAATATAGGAGGTTTCTGGGTAATTAATAAAGAGAACGGTTCTTTTAAATACGTTAACATTAATGCAGTAGATAAAGAATCCGTACTAGAAAAAATAAAAGAAACGGTGTCGTATATACAAGAGGATAAACCTTTTGAACGCTGTTTCGAACCTGTACCTGAGTATCACAACAGACAACCTTCAGGCAATATGAAATTAGGTGAGACGTGTAGATGGTGCAACTTTAAGAGTGTTTGTTGGGAGAACCTACAGACCTTACCTTCCAGGGTATCAAAAGCAAGAGTGTTACCTATGGTAGATTACGTATTAATAAATGACAATAAGGAAGCAGTTTAATGAACAGGACGTTTACAATAGACGATAAATCTTACGCAGAAGAAGATATGAATGAAGATCAAAAACGATTATTTAACACCATATTAAACATACAAAATGAAATAGGGTCAGTTAAATTAAAGTTTGATAGCTACGACACTTACGCTAAAGTCCTTAGCCAACAATTAGCACATTCTTTAACTTCAGAGAGTGCTGATAAGCCAAGTGAAACGTAGATACAATCCTAAATGGAATACCTATCGTAGTGGCTTAGAAGACAGATTAGTAGAGAGTCTATCTAAAATACAAAAAGAAGTCAGGTATGAGCAGTTAAAGATAGAGTGGGAAGACTTACGCTATCGTACTTACACGCCTGACTTTTTATTAGACAACGGTATTATAGTTGAAGCTAAAGGTATGTTTGACTCTGAAGATAGGCATAAACACAAGTGTGTTAGAAAACAACATCCTGAATTAGATATACGTTTTGTGTTTAGTAACGCTAAAGCTAAGTTGTATAAGGGTGCTAAGAGTACTTATTCAGATTGGTGTGATAAGAATAAATTTAAGTGGTCACACAGAATAATACCTGAAGTTTGGTTAAAAGAAAAAGGCAGACGTACAACGAAGAAGGTAGTTAAGCTTAAACAAAAAAGAAGGAAAGCAATATGACAGATGGTATAAAGAGTGACCATACTTATTTGTTAGCTTTTATTGCATCTGATCACGATACGTTTGAGGAGTGGGATGATCAATTTGAAATGAACGCAGTAATAAGTCCTAACAACAGAGACACCAAAGAAACAAAGAGTTACTTCTTAACACTTATACGACTACTACAGCATTGTACGTTTCTGTTGAATGAAGATGATACCTTCCGTGAATTTGTACAAAACGATCTTATAGATTTAGAACAAAAAGAAAGAGGCAGTAACGTGATTAGTTTATTCAGTCCTACGAAGGGGTCAGCATAAATGGCTAAATGGTCAACAGAAGAATGGAAACCAGCAAAAGATAAGCATGGTTATTACACAGAAACAGTTGAAAAAGATATTGATGTAGTCAATAAACCTATACACTATAATCAAAATGGTAGTATGGAATGTATACAAGCTATTGAAGCATTAATAACTACTATGGATCAGAAGTATGCTTATCACGCAGGAGCTATACTTAAGTACCTGTGGCGGTTCGAGTATAAGAATGGCCTAGAAGACTTAGAAAAAGCTGAGTGGTATCTACAAAGATTAATTAAAAAGTACAAAGAGGTACACAAATGAAGACCTTTAGTGTCACCTTAGTTGTAGAGGTAGACGAGCCTAACAATCTTTTAAGTGCTACAGAAGATTTACACACAGAAGATATCTACGATATGTTTCATAACATGATTCACGATATTGATGACGTAAAATTATCTAATGTATTAGTTAGGCATAGAAAATGAATTGTTGGCACTGCAAAACCCAGCTTATATGGGGTGGAGATCACGACATAGATCATGAAGACGATACGTGGTCTATGGTAACTAACCTAAGTTGTCCTGAGTGTAACTGCCACGTAGACGTATATTATCCGAAAGAAGGTACTAATGACTGAATACGAAATAAGAATAACCCCTGAAGAACAAATGCTTAAAGAGTTTATACAGACGTTTAAGGGTTCTTTAGATCTACGTCTGTGGATGAACCTAATAGAAGAAGAACTAGTAGAGTTACGTGCAGAAGACTACGGTACAGCAGGACACCTAAAAGAACTGTGTGACGTTATGTATGTATACAATGGTATGATGTTAACTACACCTAAGTTTGCAGGTGATCTTATATCTGAAGAAGAGTTAGCTGAAATAAATGAAGGCATAGATAAAGCTAGAGAAAGTATTACTATGTACTTTAATTTGTATACTGCTGAAGTAGTAGGTGAAGCTTTTACTAGAGTACACAAAAGTAATATGAGTAAGTTAGGGCGTGATGGTAAGCCTATCTTTAGAGAAGATGGTAAGGTTCTTAAAGGACCAGACTACAAAGAACCAGACCTATCCGATTTAATTATAACAAAGAAAGACTGATTATGAACAATTACTTACCTACAGACTACCAAGCCTTTATTCATACGTCACGTTATGCTCGTTGGTTAGAGACAGAGAACAGAAGAGAGACGTGGGCTGAAACAGTAGATCGTTATATGACTAACATTATTAAGCCATACATAATGGATGATAGTACATACAACATGATACAAGAATCTATACTAGACCTTAGTGTTATGCCTAGTATGAGATCTATGATGACTGCAGGACCTGCTGCAGCTAGAGACAATACTTGTATGTACAACTGTAGTTATTTACCCGTAGACACTGTACAATCCTTCGATGAGGCTATGTACATCCTCTTGTGTGGCACTGGTGTCGGATTCAGTGTCGAGAGGCAGTTCGTTCAACGGCTTCCTGATGTTCCTGACCTCGTTGACAGTGACACTACTATTGTCGTCAAGGACAGTAAGGAGGGGTGGGCTAAGGCTCTTCGTCAAGTTATTGTACTCCTATACGCTGGTGAAATACCTAAGTGGGATGTGTCTGCAGTTAGACCTGCTGGTGCTAGGCTGAAGACGTTTGGTGGTAGAGCATCTGGACCAGCTCCACTGATAGATTTGTTTAACTTTACTGTATCTATATTTAAAGGAGCGCAAGGTAGAAGGTTAGCCTCCATAGAGTGCCACGATCTAATGTGTAAAATAGGGGAGGTTGTCGTTGTAGGTGGTGTACGTAGGTCAGCTATGATATCTTTGTCTAACTTATCTGATGATAGAATGAGACACGCTAAGTCAGGTATGTGGTGGGAGAGTAGTCCACACAGAGCATTAGCTAATAACTCAGTTTGTTATACTGATAAACCTGATATGGAAACATTCATGCGTGAGTGGGTAGCTTTAGTTGAAAGTAAATCAGGTGAGCGTGGTGTGTTTAACAGACAGGCGTGTAAAGACTTAGCTATAAGGAGTGGTAGGCGTGATCCTAACTTTGAGTTTGGCACAAATCCCTGCAGTGAGATCAGCTTAAGGCCACAGGAATTTTGTAACCTTAGTGAGGTAGTAGTGCGTTCTACAGATGATGTACACACTATTATGCAGAAGGTTAGAGTCGCTACTATTATAGGTACGATACAATCTAACTACACTAAGTTTCCTTACCTTCGTAAGGCTTGGCAGAATAACTGTGAAGAAGAAAGACTATTAGGTGTTAGTCTTACAGGTATAATGGATAATCCTTTAATGACATTAGCTAATAAAGGTTTAAATAAAACCCTGGAGTCACTTAAAAACATAGCTATTGAAACTAACAAAGAATGGGCTGGTCTTCTAGGTATACCACAGAGTACAGCTATTACTTGTTGTAAACCATCAGGCACAGTATCTCAGTTAGTAGATAGTGCGTCAGGTATTCACGCTAGGCATTCACTGTATTATGTACGTACAGTTCGTGGAGATAACAAAGATCCACTAACTAAGTTCATGATAGAGCAAGGTATACCAGCAGAACCATGTGTCATGAAACCAGACAATACTACAGTGTTTAGCTTTCCTGTTATGTCACCTAATAAGTCTGTAACACGTAACGATATGACAGCTTTAGAGCAATTAAATTTATGGTTAATCTATCAAAGACACTGGACTGAACACAAACCTTCTGTTACTATAACAGTACGAGACGAGGAATGGCTAGACGTAGGAGCATTTGTATACAGGAACTTCAATGAGATGAGTGGCGTATCGTTTTTACCTCACTCAGATCATACTTACCAACAAGCACCGTATCAAGAGTGTGGTAAAGAAGAATACAAAGCGTTAAAAGGTATCATGCCCAAGAAGATTGACTGGGCTAAACTATCTGAGTTTGAGGCAGAAGATACTACTAAGTCTAGCCAGACCTTCGCCTGTACGGGTGAAGTATGTGAGATAGTGGATATAAATTAATGAAACAATTGGAGTTGTTTGATTTACCAGATAAAAAATCTATATCTAAAACTACTAGAGAATGCAATAATTGTGGTGTAGTATTACCTTTAGAAGAATTTCCAATAGCCATGAAAAGTGAAAACAAAACTTGGTACAAAAAACACTGCAATGAATGTAAAAAGAAATTTGTACGGGATTCTGCTTCAATTAAAAAACAAAATCTTAGTTCCTATCCTAGTGATAACGTTTGTCAATTGTGCAATAAAGAATCTGTCTACACTCTTAATTGTGATCATTGTCACAATACAAATATATTTAGAGGTTGGTTATGTAGGGATTGCAATCTTGGGTTGGGTCTTTTAGGAGACGACAAAGAGGGTGTAAAGAATGCTTTACATTATTTAGAAAGAAATAAACATGAATATTGAGCAAGAAGCAAAAACATACAGGCAAGATATAGGAAAAGAGTTTGATAATAACTTAAGTAAAGCATTTAAAGAGACAGAGCAGTTTATAATAAAAAACCTACACAACTCTGATGAACGGGATAGTTCGTTGCGTAGGCTTGAGGAGGCACGTTCTTGGTGTGTACTCTGTAAAGATAGGCACGGTGTCAGGTAATTATCTACCTGCTCGTGCTTCTTTAGCTTGTGATTCTTGAAGAAATTTATTTGTCTTATATGCACTAATAACTTTTTCTATTTGATTAGTAGTTAATTCTTCTGGTCTTTTATTTGGAAACCCAGCTATTTGCATATAAGAATCTAATTCACTTAATGGTATACCACTTGACTTAGTTAATTTATAAAGAGCAGCAGTTTTAATATCCATATCACTGCTATCTGTTTTTTCTAAAAATTCTAATGCACTTTTTTTTGCTGCTGTAATTGTTGCATTAGTCATATTTACCCAGTCTTCTTGTTTATTTTTAGGGTCATTCCAGGAAGGACTATTATAAACTACTTTAGCTTCTTTTTCTAAAAAATCATAAATTACTTCATTCATTCTATTGTTTACAGCAGGAAGATACGATTTTATTCCTCCCTTCCAATCAGGTCTACCTATTTTAGCAAACATCTTTTCAATATTAGTTTGTTTATTAAGATACCTAGCACCAAACAAACGATTAAAAGGTATTCTTCCATTTTCTCTAGTTAAAGGCTTAAACTTTCTTTTAGCAAAATCTTCTCCTCCAGCTATATCATTAATAGCTGCAAACATCTGATCTACATAACGTATACCATTTAAGAAAGATTGATTTGTTACATCAGCGTTTCTTCTATCGTATTCTACGTAATCCTCTCCTCTCAAAAGAGCTAAAGGCATATTAACCATATCAGCAGATCTTGTACCTGCTGAAGTAAATCTTCCTGCTAATTCTAATAATGTAGATTGTAAAAATCCTTCAGGGTACTTTCTATTCTCTCCTCCAAATTCTTTATCGTCTTCAAGCATTCCTATAACGCCACCCCAAAACTGAGCTTGTGATTTACCTAACTCTCTAGTTAAGTTCTCAACACCATACTGTCTAATTATTGTGTCTTTAAATTCATCAGGTATCTCTAAACCCTGCGCTCTATAATTAAATACTCTACCCATTGTTCTGTAGAAGTTTAACGGGAACATATAAGTAAAGTCTCTTATTTGACCGTCCTTACCTCTATCTGCGTTAATAGGTAAATCTTCTTCCATGTTTCTTGCTTCATCATACATTAACGCTGTTGCTAATACCCAACCAGCAGAAGTCTTAGCCACTAAATCACCGTAGTCTTGTTGACTATTAAATACTTTTTTACTTACTTTTTGTTTTCCACCAGTCTGACTAACTAAATCTATTCCATCTGACATAGCTTTTAATAAAAGGCTGCCTCCTGTATGATCTGCCATATGAGCTATTGTATTATTAAAGAATTGACCAAAAGGTATAAACAAACCCACCACAGGAACCTTATGAAAATCTTCTACAATATTAGCTGCTTGTTGTACTAAATCACCTTGTGCATCACCATACTTTTTACTGAATACAGTTCTTAATGTATCTTCTACTGCTTTACTTTGCATCTCAATGTAAGATCTACCGTTTGAACCTATGCCCTCTACATTTTTCCATAAGTTATCATCTTGAAAAAACTCTGTTAGAGTAACTTTATGGTTTAGCCTTATTTGTTTATCAAATTGATATATAAACTCTTGTGTTTTACTTAACATATCTTGGTGTTTAACGCCTGAAACTGTTTGCATTAAATTTATGTACTTATCATAAAAATTTGTTTTAGGTTTTTGGCCTAGTATTTCAGCCATAAGTTCGTCAGTTATATTAAATTCTTTTAAAAAAGCCTCATCTATGTCTAATCCTTTAATCATAGTATCTGTTTCAATACCACCAGAAAGAAATCTAAATAATGCTTCTTTTGCTTCAGGGTTAGCTGCTAAAAAATTCATGGTAGCTTCTTGTGTGCCACCAGGATCAGCTAAGTTACGTACTTTTTGTACTTGTAATTTAAATAACAAACCAGACTTAGTTAACATATCTTGACTCATTTCTTTACTGCCAACCCTTGCAGCTATTCCTGCACCCCCATACAAAACTGCTCTAGTAGTATCACTTATAGTATTCATTGCTGACGCTGTTGTCCAACCTGATAAGTTTAAAGATGTAGTTCCTGGATGTGCAACCATAGATTTAATTAAGTTAGCTTGAAATCTTGACATAGTACCTGCTGCATTTCTTATAGGATGAGGTACTTTTTCTTTTATGTAATCTAAAAAAGCATTTCTTGAACCTAATTCTTCAGCGTCTACTCCTACCTCGTTCTTAATTGCATTTAAAACTTTCTCTTTAGGTGTGCGTCCTGCAGCTTTTCTGAGAGCATCTTGTGCTTGTTTTAATGTATTTAATGCAAAACCTTGTTCGGCTGCTTGTGCAGCTAATACATTCATTCCTTCATCTAAATTAGTACCCTCTAGACCTCTAATCTTAGAAGAAACAGATGATTTCCATACTTCATTAACTTCTTTTTTAATAGGATCAGGAAGAGATTTAACAGTCGTAGTTAACCAGTCTGTAAAGTGTTTGTAACCTTCTTGCCTATAGTTTTCAGGAACTACAATTCCCATTTCATCTAACTCTTTTATTAAACCGCGTACACCTGAATCTGCATCACCCATGAGAAAGCCTTTAAATAAAACACCTGCTCTATCGTTCATTAAGTTACTGCCTTCAGCATCAAAACTTTTTATTGTGCCATCCATAACTTTTTTAGACCATCCGTCAGATCTAGTTTTCCAGTCCTTAAGACGTTCAGTTATTTGTTCAATAAATTCTGAGCCATTAACTTTTTCTATAGCTAACCTGTTTTGTTCTGCTACTGCTTTAGTTCTGTTAGCTGGTATAGAATCAATAGCGTGTAAAGTTAAAGGTAGAGAACCCCCCGATACTTTTTTAACTGGTCCAATAGGTATAGGATTTCCGTCTGCATCTAACTTTCTTAATCCTTTACTTCTTTCTCCTCTTAGTAATTGATGAGGTAACAGTTCATACTCTACTACTTTATCACCTCTTTTAGCGGCTCTTTTCTGTGCGTGTCTAGTTATTCCGTACCCTATACCAAAACCTAGAACACTACTACCTCCAGCTATAGAACCCTGTAAGAGGCTATACCCTTCAGGCTGTCTTCCAGCTAATATTTGCGCTTTTTGATAAGCAGCATCCGTACCCACTCCTATTGACATATCGTATGTACCCCAAACAGCAGCAGCTTTTAGTGCTTTCTTTTTAGTTGTATCAACTACGGTATTTACAGCAAACCGTTCCACTTCTTTAGCTGTTTCTCTTTTCATAACTACTTGACCTGCTCTAGTAGCTAACCATTGTTTGCCTTTTTTCTTTAGGTACTTTTCCGTCACAGTTTGACGAACTAATTTACTAATCTGTGTAGAGGTTAATTTTGTACCTACTTTAGCTAATACACCTCCTATGGGAGTAGTTGCTAAAAACATAGGTATATTAATAGGGTCCAATATCATGTCTCCCATAAAATCTTTTAAGGCATCACCTCTTTCACCTAATGTAGAACCACTTCTAAATGTAGCATTAGACATATTTTCGTATAAAGTATAAGCATCTGCTACGTTTTGAAGTTTTTTTACTTGATGTTCAGGTACATTATTAATGCCACTAGATATAGCTCCTGTTAGTTCTGTTGGAGAAGTTAAATCAATAGAAGTATCGTCCCTTCCTGAGCTAACTATATGATAGAGGTTTACTAACTCACTTACTGTAGTATAACTCTCTCCGTTTGCAAACCCTCTCATACGGTTCATATATTTATCTACTACGTTTTTTCTAGTGTATATAGGGTTCCCTTTTGAATCTAAAGTATTTTCATTTATACCAAAAGTATCATCCATATACCTTTCAACTATGTAATAGTTATTATCATCCAATAAGTCTGAAGCAAAACGAGCATCTGTTTCTTCTATAGTAAACTTATCAGCAGGATTTATAGTAGACCTTAAGTAATCAATATCAGGGTTTGAAAAACGATTTAAGTCTGCATCACCAGTATCACTAAAAGTGTAACCTTGTCCTGCATCTGTTCTAGGAACTACGTGTGTAGAAGTATCAGCTACTTGATAACTAAGATCATCTAAAAAAGAATTAGTAGAAGAAACAGGTTCAACACTGAGTTCTTTTTTTTCTTCTACTTCTTTTTCGGGTCGTTTAAGTAAACCAAGAGGAGGTATTCCAACAAAAGCCATTATTTATCCTATCTGTTACCTTTTATTAATTTACCATTTATAAATGCGTAAGGCACTGAGTAAGTGTTACCTCTATACATTGTACTTAATTGTTTTTCGCTATTAAAAACCCCTATTTGACTAAAAGGAGGTATGTTTGGATCGTTTTGTTTAGCTATATCGTATTGCCTACGTAACTCTGCATCATACTTAGATCTTTCAGATTTATATATAGCTACTAGCTCAGGTGCATTTTCATTATTTGAAATAACACCTGGATTAGATATTTCGTCTATTACTAATGATCTAAAAGAATTTGTAAAAGGTACATCAGGTTGATATTTAGCAAACCAAGCTTCTCGTTTTTGTTCTGCTAAATACATATCTGTAATATCATCACTTATATATGCTTTATTTAGGTCATCTCCCCATTCCGCAAAAGCCACAAACCCAGCATCACCTTCTTTCAAACCCTTTACAGAAGGTCCTCTATTATCATAAATACGTTTTACGTTTGCTTTAACACTTGCTCTAAAAGCTGATGCATTACGAATTTTTTGATCGGGTGTATACTGTGTTGGAAATACGTTTGGATTAAATGTAAATGCATTGGTAGTTTGATCATCATAACTAGCTGTTATCGTAGGATCAGTAGAAGCTATACGTCTAATATCTCTGCCTGTGAACTCTCCTGAACCAGCAAATGGTCTGTTTAACAAGGCCTCTACGTCATATCTATTCTCTCGTTTAAAGGGTGATTTAATACCAAAAATACTAGCCAGCCTACTGTTTTCTTTATCTTCTACAGGATCAACAGGGTTGCCTCTGTACAAACCAAAATACTTATCAATAGCACTCGTAAAGTTTAAGTTTGATTCTGATGCGTCTTCTGCTATAGCATAATTTATAGAATCATTAAATGCTTCAGGTGTTATGTCGTCTCTTTTATCCACAGTTGCATATACACTAGCTAAACCGTCTAACTTACCGTGATTAAGTATGTGCATAATACTTCCAGGAGTAGCTATGCCCTTTTGAATCATTCTGGTTGCCATTTGTTTATATGCACCTGCATCCTTTTTATTTCTCTGTAAAGCAGCAAGACCATCTCCACTCAACCACGAATCTGTCTCCTTGTAATACTCTTTCATCCAATCACGATCTTCTTTTTTTATAGCAGTGTATTGTCTTGCTGCACCGCCTAAACCTGCTAAAAACAACGACATATTACATTACCCCTCTACTCATTAAACCCATATTTCTGGGGTCTTCTCTTGTTTCATTTAATGTTTCTTGTGCCATTGAGGATTCTTTAATACTAGCTACAGCCTCTGCTGCTGCAGGATCTGTATTTTGTTCTACTGTAGGTTGTTCTTCCATCGGCATACTTCTTGGGTCGTTCATATTCATTTCTCGTTGAAAAGAGTCTACTTCTTCTGAAGCTAAAGCAGAAGTAGTTTCATCAATCATACCTGTACTCATTTCAGGATTATCTTCTAAGTCTAACTTAATAGCCCTCATTATAGCTTGCTCTTGTCTTTCTTCGCTACTAGTGTCTTCGTCTTCTCCGAAGTCTTCTTTATATTCTATACCAGCTTTATCAGCTAAACCCTTTACTTCAACAAAAATAGATGGAGATATTATTAAACCTAAATCTATACTATGTATACCTGACGCAGTGGCTGTAGTCATCATAGTTGAAACAAGAGTTTTTACAGGTATGCCTTCTTCCAGTAAGTATAAAACAGATTCCATAGATTTAGGTTTAGCTAACTTAGATAAATGATGTTTAACACCTTCTACGGGATTAGATATTTCGTATGGATTTTCCCATGGGAAGTTTTTTGGTGTATCAGTAAGGCTATGACCTGCTGGTGCAGCATGATCAATAGGCGTTACTTCAGTTAATTTATCAACCATTTATTGTGTTCCTTTAACATTAAAAAAGATAGAATCATAATCAGAAAGTTTACTTTTAAACTTATCAGATGGATCATATTTATTAGGATTATTAGGAGATAATGATTTTGTTTTAGCATATTTTAATGCTCCATTAATTCCTCCTAAATGGGCTACTGCTCTAAAAGAATTAAGTTGCATATTTTTTGTTATGTCTGGGTACTTGTAGTATGCTCTGTCTATATCTTTTATGTGCCACTCATTTACTTTATCTTGTATAGAGTCACTATTTAAGTATTGTTTTGTAGTAATTTTAGTATCATTATTTTTATTGTAGTCGGTAATTCTGTCTTGTCCTAATTGTATTAAACCAAAATAACCTTTTTTATTATCTGCCCTATAGTTATTACTGCTTTCTTTCATAGCTAGTTTTTTAAGAAAGTCAGTTTGATCTAAGTTTCTAGGTCTTGGTGTTATACTTTTAGTAACTTCTGTATTGTTTTCTCCAAAAGAATCTTTATTATAATTGTGATGTGTTACTTGCTGTTTTAATAATTGATGTATTTCAGGTATTAAACTTTTTAAAGGTGCATTAGAGGCTACTTGAACATCTTTCTTTTTTGTTCGTGAACCCAGTCCTTCTTTAAAGCTTTTTTGAAAGTCGCTTTCTTCTGGTATATTTTCAACAGCTCTCATAGCTCTACCACCTACTTGACTATCTATTTGTGCTGCAGTAGGTTGCGTGTTCTCTGTAGAGTCTAATGTTGCGTCTATCTGTTCTAATATATTACCAACAGTACCTACGTTTTCATTATTTTGATAAGACATGATTTATCTACAATCCTTTTATAGTAATTAACCTAACAGCCAACCAAGTAAAGCACCACCTATATCACCTGCATTAGACATATTATTTTGTAACTTAACAGCTTCTACAGTTGCTTCTTTACTCATTTGAGCTAACAAAATAGCATTAATACGATCTGCGTTACTCTCACTTGATTTCCAAGCCATAGACATTACATCTCTTTCTCTCTGCCATATCTGATCCATAGTACTTTGTGTAAACGCATTCTGTGTTTTAGCTAAAGTCATGTTAGCTTCGTTTTGAGCTGCTTGATCTAGTGTAGCAATATTCTGCCTCCATTGAGCATTAGCTTGTGCTATAACTAAAGCATTTTTACTATTAAATTCTGTTCGTTGATTTTCAGCTTGAGCATTAAATTTTGCTATTGCATTAGTTTCGCCCACATTAAACTGTTTAAGAGCATTACTTTGCGCTACATTAAATTGAGCTGTCTGTGATGTTAAACTAGCCATAAATTGATTAGTTTGATTCTCTGATGTTGCATTAAATTGTAGTGCTGCATTCTGTGCTGCTTGATCTGATAATATAGATTGTTGCATAGCTTGAGCTTTAAACATAGAGGCTTGTTGTGTATTAGATAAGTTAGCCATATCCATTTGCAAGAAAGCGTCAGCATTTTTAATAGCAGCTTGCTGTTGATTAGATAAGTTAGCCATATCCATAGATGCCGCAGCAGCAGCGTTTTGTAGGGTAGTAGCTTGTTTAGAGTTTAACTCTGCTAAACCTATAGTCTTCATTAACTCAGAGTTGTTTATCTTAGCTTGTTCTTGTGCTGAAAATGTCAGGTTGTTAGCTTCAGCAAACTTAGCTGCATTAAAGATAGCTGTCTGTTGTCTGTTATCTATTTGCTTTCCTTGTAATGCTGCTTCTAATTGTGCATTAACTACATAGGCTTGTTGTTTAGCGGAAAGGTTAGCTACCTCTACTTGTAGAGCATTAGAGTTATCCTGTAGTATACCTTGCTGTTTATTATTTAAGTTAATATTAGCTACCTCAGCGTAACGTGCAGCTTGTACTAAGTTAGCTTGCTGTTGGTTAGATAGGTTCTGGCCTTGTAGTGACGCTTTAATCTGTGCGTTAGCTAACATAGTTTGTTGCATATTAGTTAAGTTCTGAGACTGTAATGAAAAACTATTACTACTATTCTGTAAGGCAGCTTGTTGTTCATTATTAAGGTTCTGTAGTTGTAAACCTTGTTGTGCTGCAGCATTAGATAAAGCAACCTGTTGACGATTGTTTAAGTTCTGCAGGTTCATGTTATTAAATATCTGTGCGTCCTGTGCTGCTATGGGTAATGCTGACTCCATAGCTGCTTGGTATATAGCTGCACCAGCCATAGAACTACCGCCTAATCCACGAGCTAACATAGCTGAGTTAGCTGCTCTTATAGCTCCAGCAGCCCACGCTGGTGTGCCATCATTAAAGTCTTGCATTAGGGATGATAGTTGTCCTTGCACTGTATCTTGTGCAGTTATGCTACCTTGTGCAGCTTCAGCTAGTGTCTCATTACTAACACTAAACTTTTCTAACTTAGCTGCTACCATAGTAGAGTCTGTGCTTAGACCTGCAGAAGTAATAGCTGAAGCCTGTGCCATATCAGCGTCAGCTATCTGAGCGGCCTGGGGTAATTCTTCTGGTTTAACTGCAGTTGACGCTGCTACTATATTATCTGGAACTTGTGCATTAGCTATGTTAGCTTGAACAGCTTTATCGTCCATGCCTTGCGCTGTAGCTAATTCATCGGAGCTGGGTTGTCTAGTACCAGCTATAACTTCTTGTATATATTGAGGATCAACATTAACTGCATCAGCTTTAGCGTCACTAGATAAAACACCAGTAGGAGCAGTTACCTGAGCTGCTTCTGAAACAGTTCCTGTAGCTCCAGCACCAGACATAGCTGCATCTGTTTTTGCTGTAGCATCAGCAACGGGTGTCATTATAGTAGCAGCTATGTTAGCTGGTGTAGCTGCAGTATCAGCAGCACCCGTAGTAGCGGCTGTAGCAGTAGAAGCAGCACCTGCTTGTCCTGTACCTTCAGCTATAAATTGATCACTGCCTGTAGCAACTTTAGCTACGTCTGCCTTAGTAGCTAACTGCGTAGGATCAGTCATAGCTTTTTCTACAAGAACATTTTTACCTTCAGTTAACTTTTTATTATATGCATCTTGTCTTGCTTTAGCTGCAGCCTGTCTTTCTGCTTCAACTCTTTTTGCTTCTTCTGCTTTTCTTTTAGCTTCTTCTTCAGCCGCTTTCTTAGCAGCAGCAGCCTCCCTAGCTTTAGTTACTTCAGCTTCTGCAGCAGTAACTGCTTCTTGAGAGTCATATTCCTTGCCTTTTAATTCAGGAAAAGTAGATGTAAATTTTTCTGGAGATGATCCACCCATAATTAAAAGTCCTTCTTATGTAGTCTGGCTGGTTGTTTAAATCTACGCCAGTGTACTTTAGTTTGTTTTCCGTAAAGATCCTGTTTACGTTTTCTAATGGTTTTCATCATGTGCCTCGTGTCTCCTTGCGTAGATATAAACTCGATACCCCATAATTGTTTATCTGGTGGGTTTTCAGTTTGATAGTCTACTTCCTGTAGTTCATACTTACTATTTAAAAACTTATCTGCTGTCTCTTCGTCTAACCAAGCCCAAGTAATTAATCCTACAGGTTGTTCTCCTCTATAAAAGAACCATATTCTGTGGTACATACATGGGTACAACAAGTAGCTCTGTATTAAAGGTACGTTATACCTACGATGGTCTTTACTGTGGTTAAATAAAAACAACCCGTCTTCTATAGCTTTATGGAAATTCATTAACTGTGTTATATCATACACAGGTGTAATTGTCAATAAAACTTAGTTGCCAACTAACGGATTATCAAGGGCTTCTTGCAATCTTCTACTTAACTTTTCTTCTAATTTAATCATACTTTCATCAATACGTTTCTCTGTATCTCGCATTGTGTCTCGTACATCTTTTTCTGTTTCTCTGTTTAGTGACTCAGTTTCTCTTATAGAGGCTGTTGTGTCTTTCTGAAGAGTATTCATAGCAGACAACATATTCTCTAGAGACGCATCAATAAGTTCTTTAGTCTTTTTAACTCGTTCTTCTGACTTCTCTACCTTATTGTCTATCTTATCTACGTAAGACTCTATGCTTAGTATGTCTTCTCTAAGGTCGTCTTTAATGTCGCGTGTGTAATCTATAGCGTCATCCAGTTTAGACTCTATTAGTGTGTTCTTAGCTTGTATAGCGTCTGTGTCTATATTCTGTATAATCTCTTTCATATCCATGTAGTCTTTGTAAAACTCAAAACCACCCCATAGACCACCGCCTAATGAGCCTAGCAGAGGCAGGATAAGAAGCATCTTACCACCTTTAATCTTAGCACCTGCTACTTCTACTTCTGCCATGTTATATCCTTAGTTCTCAAATGAAAGACTTCTTAACTGCTTAATCTCTTGTTGTAACTTCATTACTTCTAGTTCTTTTTTCTGTAACTCTAGTTCGTACAGTCTGTTACAATCTATTCTTGACTTAGCTCTCTTACCTAGTGGTATAATAATTCTACTGTATACACCTATGTCACCAGTCTTTTTATTGTCAGTAGATATTGTTCCACCTTGTATTAAACCTGTAACGCCAAACTCTAATTGTGTTGCTGAACCTATAGCGTTACTACAATCTAGTTCCCCTGCTCTAAACTTATCTGACTGATAACCCATACTAGAGTTAGGTAGTGATAAGTTTAATGAGTTAGACGTAGAGTCTGCAAAAGCTGTTATGATACTACACCCAGAAATAAGCACTACTAATAGTATTAATGCTAGTGTTTTCATTTATCTTGTTTTATCTTAGAGCATATTCTAGATGATATTAGCGTAACTTGTTCTGTACTTTTAAATACTTTAGATTCTGTACATATGTAAACTGCTTTAGCTACATCTATTGCTCTTATATATACCTCAAATAGTTTTGTTTTATTGTAACCTATCTTAATTACCTTAGACGTAGAAGCAAAAGGTAAAGCTTTCCATTTATTAGTAAAGACACCTATCTCATAATACTCTACATCGTTACGTCTATTAAATAACTTCATCTTAGCTACAAACACATTGTCTACATATGAAGGCTTTAACTTAGGGTAGGTAGGTGTCATTTCGTGTGCATTTAAAGATGTACAAAAAACTAGACCTACAAGTAATATTATTTTGCTATACATTCTGCTTTTATTATGGCTGTGTAGTTACCTGCTGGTAGTGACTTTGTACTACCGTACTGTGCAGTTGACTCTACAGTAAACCATGTGCTACCTGCAAGTGTTAAGTTAAACTCAGTTACGTTGTTATATGTAACCTTAGCTGCTTCATATGCTGACATAGCTGCTACAGATACCTGTCCTACTGCTGTACTACCTGTCCAAGCAACTGAGTCATTAAGTGTTGGGCTTGATGAAAAGCTGTTAGGATGTGTAAACCTGGCTTTGTAGTAGTCTGCCTGTGCTACATCTATTCTAATAGAAGCCTTTACGCCACCGTCTGCTGGTGTTGTAGTTAGCTTATATGGTAACGGATGTCCGTAGACACCTGCTGTTTCAGTCCAGACAGAACACTTGCTTTGTACTTGACCTTGTATTGGTGAGTCCACTGCTAATGCAGAAGACCCTGACATTAACAGTGCTGCTATTGCTAATCTTTTTATCATGATATCTCCATTTTATTTATCATACTGTGAACGAACTAATGTTCTGTGTAAATTATCTTGTGCTAAGTTTCTTAACGCTTTACTATTATCTTCTATAACACCATCTTGTAGTGTAATTGTTTCTTCGTATTTACCACCTTCTATAACTGTACCGTAGTAACTATCTAGTGTACCTGTAGCAGCTAACTGTTGCATCATAGCGAGTTGTTGTGTTGGGTTAGCTATTTGTTCTGCTGCACCAGCTACAGACAGTGCTTTCTCTAGTTTTAACTCTTCCTGCTCTTCTTCTTCTTTAGCTTCTTGTTCTTTCTTTTCTTCTTCTTGTTCCTCTGTCTTACGGTCTAGTTGATATTTTACCCATTCATCGTAATAAGGATCAGTTATATCTGGTTCATTGTCTAGTAATCCATTGTCTAGTAGATATTGATACAAAGCATCTTTAAAGTCTGGACAACTAGGATCAGCTAAAGGTATAAAACAAGGATCAAACTTGTAGTTGTACGCTATTGTTACATCACTTAGTGTTGCGTCTCCTGTTACACCTACGTTACCTTCACCCCACGATGTACCTAAAGAAGGTGTAACTAAATCAAAACCTATCTTAGTACTACTAGGTAACTTATCCCAGTTATCGTGTCTTTCGTATATATTACCTGAAGCCTTTAAGTTTTTATTTGTAATAGATACTGTTGCGTTTGCATCTGTTTCTTTATTTATTGTGTACTGGTGATATACACCTTGTACTTTTAACCCAGCTTCAGGTGGCAGAACATCCGTCATATTCCATCTAAATGAGTTTTTAGCTACGTTATCTGTTCTACCGTATATTAAGTCAGAGTATGAATAAGAGGGCAAGCAACAACCCACCGATAGCACCAGCACCTGTAGCGGTACTCTTAGTGTCATCATCCCATTCCTCCTTCTTACCTGTTTTAGCACCAGGTATTAGATGTGCGTTATTATTCCACGCTTCTTTAGCTGGTTTACCTACAAGTCCATCGTATGGGCAAGGTGTACCTGCATTCATCATGGAATCAAATATTCTTTTGTCTTGACACATTACAGATACAGCAGCTACTTTCATGCCCATATCGTAAAGAACCTTAGCATTCTTTAGTCTTTCACAGTTCATGTCTCTGACTGTAGCACCTGCACTTATACCTAATATCTGTGTTTGTACTGCTCCTGATACACCTACAGTACATAAGTCTGAGTTAGACATATTAATACTAGGTGACATAGCTGAAGGTGGCGGTGATTTAACTGTAGTCTCAGACTTTAAGTTAGAGTTAACTGTAGAGTTTGTGTTACTGTTTGTCTCTATACAGTTAGAATTAGTAGTGCTATCACATGGCTCACCGTATGCTTCTTTAGCCATTAATGCTATGACACCTATAAAAGCTGCCCAACATAGGTATATTAGTATTTTTCTCACTAGTTATTCCCCATTAAATGTCATCCATACTGCACCAGCTATAAAGGTAAGAGTAGCAACAGTAAATATTTTAACTGTAGTATTCCATATAGACTTACGTGTATCTCTCCACGCATCCAGTAAAGATCTCATTTCTTGTATGTCTCTAGCTGCATTCTCATCAGTTAAACCTATGCTCTCTAAAGCACGTTTAGCTGATCTGTCTAGCATAGCCTCTAGTTCTTCTGGGCTTAACTTTAGTTCTGACATAGTAAACCCTTATATTAAGATGCAGTGTAACCTTTACCTGCTGTAATTGCATTGGTGGTTGCTGTCATAGACTCGCTACCCCAGTCTGACTTAGCTTTCATTAGCTCAAGGTGTGCTACATTTCTGTCTACACAACCTTGTCTTGCTTCTTTTGCTTCATCAGCCATACTGTTACCAGCTATTACAGCAGTAATAAGGTCTATTGAGTGACCCATCGCTGCGTAATCTTGTGCTAGTTCTTCTGTTGTTCTGTCTGCCATTTTATTTATCCTTCTAGTGTTGCCACTCTTGCAGTAAGTGCTTCAATTAATGCGTTCTGTTCTTGAATCGCTTTTACGAGGATTGGTACAAACTTGCTGTACTGTAGACCCATTTGTTTACCATCACCTGATGTAGATACAGTAAGGTTTTTCTTAGCGGCAGTTGTATATCCTGCGGCTTCTTCAAGTGCTTGAACTTCTTGTGCCTTAAAGCCTATGTCCAACCAGTCTTCTTTATGTGTTCCGTCTGGAGACTGTGCGTTAAGGTCATAACCATCAGCAGTCTTATCACCATACTTGCTACGTTTATCCCACTTATATGTTACAGGTGCTAGTGCCTTAACAAAATTTAAACCTAAGTCTAAAGCTGTAAAGTCTGTCTTGTCACGTTGGTCAGAAGCTACAGTCCAGTCTACTTGGATGTGTGCGCCATCAACGTTTTCATCACCTATACATATTTTATGATTGTCATTATTTACTTCACCTCCAGGACTTCCTGACCTACCAGCATCATTTCCCAGCAAGGTATTATTACCGCCTGTAGTTAAACCTATTCCAGCAGCACTACCAACCGCAGTGTTATTATTACCAGTAGTGGCATCGTCACCAGCCTGTAATCCAATATAAGTATTTTCTGCCCCTGTGGTTACTGACGACCCTGCTTGGTCTCCAACTGCTGTGTTACTAGCAGAAGAAGTTAATGCTCCTAGTGCATTGTGACCAAGAGCCGTGTTGTTTGTTCCTGTCGTACAAGTAGTTAAAGCATTTTTCCCAAAAGCACAGTTTGTATCGCCTGTAGTAATAGCATCACCTGCTAATGCCCCAACAAGTGTGTTGTTATCTCCTGTGGTAATTAACATTCCTGTTGTTCTACCAACGCAAGTGTTGTAACCAGCTGTGGTCATTGTTTTGCCAGCTTCTCTTCCAATGGCAACATTGTATTGACCTGTTGTAAGTGAGCCTAATGCGTTGTTACCCATTGCAACATTCTGACCGCCTGTAGTAATTGCGTCACCAGAACCTGCACCTACAAGAGTATTTTCTGTACCTGTGGTTATAGATTTACCAGATTCTTGTCCTACAGCAGTATTATTTTCTGCGGTAGTTAAAGCGTCTAAAGCACTTTTCCCAACAGCAACATTGTAATTCCCAGTTGTACAGTAGTACATTGCCGCAGTTCCAACAGCAACATTATGTTGTCCAGTCGTGTTTGTAAATAAAGCATCTCTGCCGACTGCTGTGTTGTGGTCTGAAGTAGTGGTATTTCCTCCTGCTCTATTACCAATAAAAGTGTTGCTATCTCCTGTTGTCAAATCTTTACCAGCACTATGACCCACAGCGGTATTAAGTGTACCAGTCGTATTTGCGTACATTGCATCTCTACCAATAGCAGTATTACTACTTGCGGTAGTATTTGTGAATAACGCACCTTCTCCCACCGCAGTATTTTGTGCGCCTGTTGTGGTACTAGAACCAGAGGCTTGCCCAACAAAAGTGTTTGAAGCTCCAGTTGTAACTGCATCACCAGATAAACCGCCAACGAAGGTGTTGTTTGTCGCTGTGGTTACTTCAACCCCTGCTCTTGCTCCAACTGCTGTGTTATAAACATCTGTTGCAGATGTAAAGTTTTGATTTGCTAATGCGGATCTACCAATTGCAACTGAATTACTACCAAGCGTATCAGCACTAAGAGATTCAGAGCCTAATGCTGTGTTTTTAGTTCCAGTAGTTATAGCATCACCTGAGCGATAACCTAATACAGTATTCTCATCACCAGTAGTAATCGCAGTACCAGCTTCATCTCCTAATGTAACATTAAAATTACCACCACTAGCAATACTATTTCCTGCGTTGACACCTGCCCTATAGTTGCTTGTACCCAGTGTAGTTGTAGCAGGTTGGGTACGTACTGCTGCTAAATCTCTTGACCTACTCATCTATTATGCTCCTTCTAGTGCTGCTAGTCTGTCAGCTAGTGCCTTATTCTCTGCGGATAGTTCTTGTACTGCTTTTACTAATACAGGTATTACTGCTGCTTCACCAACTCTTTGTTGGCTAGTAGGGTCATCATCATCCCACATACTAAAACCATCTTTAATATCGCTGTGTTTATCAATAGCTGCTTTAACTTCTTGAGCTATAAAGCCGTGTTGAGATTTAGAGTTTTTATAAACTTCTGTAGAACCTTCTTCATAACCTTTAAAGTTTTTAGGTAAATCACCTTTGTTTTTATAATTAAAAGTTACTGGCCTAAGATCGTTGATAAAGGCTAAACCTACAGTAGCATCTTCAATATCTTTTTTAACTCTTTCATCTGATACAGTTGCCCATGTTACGTTACCGTGTGCAGCTCTAATGTCATCATTTACTTTTCCTAAAGTTGTATATCCTGCTTCTCCAGAAACAGAGTAACCTAAAACATTAGCAGCATCACCATCTGCTGCTGCTACATTAGCTAAAGCACCAATAATCACATTTTGTTCACCAGTGGTACAGCTTTCACCTGTACTTTTACCTACAAAAGTATTATTTGGACCTGTTGTAACTGAATCACCAGCCTCAGAGCCAACAAAAGTATTATCTGCTCCAGTAGTGACAGCAGTACCAGCTTTATTACCTAAAAAGGTGTTTTCATTTCCACTTGTTGTAGCTTTCCCTGCACGTCTGCCAACAAAAGTATTGTCGTGACCTGTCATAGTAGCACCGCCACCAGCTTCATAGCCAATAAGCACACAATCATCTATAGTAGTTGCTGCTTTTCCAGCAGCAGTTCCCATCATAACGTTTCTTGCACCTGTGGTTAATGCTTCTCCTGTTCCACCTACTACTCCAGACTCACTACCACCGACTAATATATTGGCGTTACCTGTCGTAACATTAACACCAACATCCGCTCCCACAAAAGTATTATCTCCACCTGTTGTAATACCTGTTCCTGTGTTGTACCCAAACATTGTATTTTTACTAGCAGTTGTAACAGCATCACC